TCCGAGGAAGGCTCGCCTTCCGAAGGCGACCCTTCCGAAGGCGACCCTTCCGAAGGGTCGCCTTCCGAAGGGCCGGCTTCCGAAGGCGAGGGTCGGCTCAGTGGCCGGTCATGATCGCCTGGTATAGGCGGTCGCTGATCTCCTCGTCGGCGTGGGCGCCCTGCAGGCGGGCCACGATGGCGCGCAGGTGGTCGAGCTCGGACTGCGGGGTGGTGGCGCGCGGGCGCTCGACGTACACCCGCTCGACCTCGACCCAGTCGGTGCGCCCGGCGGCGACGAGCTCGCCGCTGGCGCCCCACGCCTGGGCGGTGTGGTCGTGCACGCAGCTCGCCAGCGCGACCACCTCGACGACGTCGAGCCGGTCGTTGGCGCCCTGCTCGAGCACCACGGTGGTGCTGGGGTGCAGGTGCAGCAGGTCGCCCAGCTCGAGCTCGCCCGCGGGGAGCAGGTGCCAGGCCCAGCGGCGGTGGTCGTCGCAGGCAGGGGGGGTGGGGGTGGTGGGCATGGCTTTAGCTTACGCCCGGGGTGGGTGGTGGTGCTCGCTTTACCGCCCACTGTGCGCGGGCGCACACCGCTCGACTATGACCCGATGTGCGTACAGCAAAACCCTTGAAGGACCCACCAGCGGTGCGTAAATTAAGTGGTGTCAGCAAGCCACCCCCCCCCACTACCCAGGGAGCACACAATGACCGCCACCGCCACCACCGAGGCCCCCACCACCACCGACGCCACCGAGTTCGGCCCCGACCAGCCGGTTACCGTCGCCCTCCCGGGCGGCCGCACCATCGACGGCTGGTTCACCGAGCTGCTGGACGGCGAGGACGCGGGCAAGGCCCGGGTGCGCTACGAGCGCAACGGCGAGGAGAAGTTCACCAAGGCCGCGGTCGACAAGATCACCGCCCGCGAGGTCGCCCCGGCGCCCGCCACCCCGGCCACCGCGTCGAAGCGGCCCGCGCTGCCCGAGGGCTACGTCACCCCGGTCGGCCTGACCAACATCATCAACGAGCGTGGCTTGTACAACGGCGGCGTCGGACAGCTGCGCTCGCAGGCGATGTACAGCTACATCAAGAACGCGCCCGCCGACCACCCGTTCCCGCTCGAAACGATCAACAACCGCGACGTCGTCAAGATCGAGGCGGGCGTCCAGTGGTGGAACGAAAAGAACGAGCGGGTCGCCGCGCGCGCCCAGGCCGCCCAGGCCCGCCGGGAGGCCACCCCGTCGACCGAGCTGCGCGACGCGCGCGCTGCGCAGCGCCGGGCGGCCAGCGTGGCCAAGAAGGCCAACGAGGCCTTCGACGCGGCGGACGCGCGGCTGCGCGAGCTGGCCGCCAAGGTCGCCGCGCTGCGGGCGGAGGCCACCACGGCCAGCGCGGTGCTGCACGCCGCCGACGTGGCGGTGGCCGAGCTCGACGCCCCGGCCGTCGAAGGCGAGCCTGCCGGCGAGTGAGTCAAGCCGAAGCCGGCCCCCTGCCTACCTGGGCGGGGGGCCGCTTTGCTGCGCAGTGGTGCGCCAGCGCACACCACAGTGCGCCCGGTAAACCCGAGACTTGCACCCACCTGCGGCGGTAAGCTAACGGGGTAAAGCAAGCCACCCCCCCACCCTCGGGAGCGACCACCATGGCCAACCACACCGCCACCCGCCGCCACGCGGCCTGCCCGCTGTGCAAGGCGCACACCCCGCCGCGCCAGCGCCGGCCCCTGCGCACCGCCGCAAAGATCTTCGCGGGCATGTGCCTGTTCGGCGCGCTGGTGCAGGCCATCGACCCCACCCCGCCCGCCACCCCTGCGCCCGCCCCGGCCGCCACCGCCGCTGCGCCCGCCGCCGCGCCCGCCCACCCCGCGCGCTACGAGGACCAGCCCGGCTGGGACTGCAACACCATGGGCGACCACGGCTGCGGCCCCGGCCCGCTGGCGTGCTGGCTCGAGCAGGACCCCATGGGCCCGGCCAAGTACTGCGGCGACGTGCGCAGCGCCCCGCCCGAGGCGTGGGCGTTCGAGGCCTACCCCGCTAGCTAGCCCGCAGTGCGACCTGTTCGGCGTCGACTACCGTGCCACCGGTGGTGCGACACTAAACAGGTACTGCAAGCCACCCCCCCTCCCACGGAAAGGCGCACCATGTCGACCACCACTTTCCAGCTCCCGCCCACCGACAACGAGGCCTGCGACTACTGCGGCTACGGCCCCGGCGAGGGCGACGACGCCAGCGGCCACAGCGACCTGTGCCCCATCCGCAACCACTGCGCCGGGTGCGGGGCCGAGCCCAACGAGCCCTGCTACCCCCACTGCCTGCCCGACGAGCAGCCCAGCCTCGCCGAGCGCCTGGCCGCCGCGGGCAACCCCTGGCAGTAAGCCGGCCCTTCCGGTGTGTCACATCTTCCGACACGAGTTCGGAAGATGTGACACCCCCGAAGATGTGACACCACCGGCGTACACATAAACCCGAGATAACCACGCACCACTGCGGTAGGGTAAAGCCATGGCAACCGACACCACCCCCACCACCTGCGACACCCCCGAGCTGTGCGCCACGCTCGACAGCCACGACGTGCTGGGCGTGTGCGCCGCACAGGTCAACTACGAGCTGGCCCACGACGTGCTGGTCGACCAGATGTACACCGCACACCAGGGCGGCGACCTCGACGGCGTAGCCGCAGCAGGCAAGGCGCTGGTCGCCCTCCGCGCCATGCACACGGTGCGGTAAACAGGGGTAGACCACCCACCGGTGGTGGGTGTACCATGGGGCTATGGCACCCACCACCACCCGCGCCGCGCGCCCCACCCCCGCAGCCGCCCGCGGCAGCCCGCCCGCCGGCTCCCCTGCGTAGCCGGCCCACTGTGCGCAGACGCACAGCCGCCGGCTCCGCTGCGGAGCCGCCGACCAAGATCGCCGTAATCACCCGCGCGGCGGTCTCGGGGCCCCCCATCTCTATTCCCCTACACGTACTTTCAAGATCAACAACTCCCGAACCCCTGGAGCCCTCCGATGGTGACCACCTACTGCGATCGCATCACCGGATCCAGCGCCACGCCGATCCCTCAGATCGGACGGCCCGGACCGCAGCGACCCGACGGCCGCTACCAGGTGCTGTGCTCCTACTCTGCCCGCTGGGCCGTGCGCGACCTCAACGCCTGCGACCAGTGCCTGCCCGCGGTGGCACGCCGAGTTGATGGGCCGGTGCTGCTCGCTCTGCTCGACGAGAGCCCCACCGCCGACGACCGCGCCAACCCGACCGACGCCTTCTACGACGCGATCGAGGCAGCGATACGGGCCCGACGTGGCGACATCGCCGGCAACACCTACGTGCGCCGAAACGTCGACACGGTCGATGGCATCGGCTCCGAGATCGCCGCCGCCCTGGTCGCCGCCGGCTGGACGCCCCCCGGGCAGATGTCGTCGGACCAGCTGCGCAGCAAGCTCCGCAGCGCCCGCGCCGACTTCCGCGAGATCGTCGACGAGATCGAGGCCGGCACCCACTGGGACGCCGTCGGGATCGCCCAGCGCGCCGCCGACGACATCGACAAGACCCTCGGTGGCGGTGCGTGATGGTCGATCCCGACAAGTTCTTCGCCGACGCGTTCGCCATCGCGCGGGCGCTCGCCGACCTGCTGCCGCCACCGCCGGCTCGCCCGGAGCCCCCGGCGCGGCCGACGTTCGCCTACGCGGTGTGCGACCGCTGCCTGACCGGCGTGCGCCTCGGCGCGTTCGGCCGGTACGTGTCGACGGTGGTGGCGCCCAATGGCGACCCTGGCAAGTGCAGCTCGGGCACCTGGTGGCGCACCATCGCGCCCGGCGTGCTCGACGCGCACCCGGACGAGGCACTGACCGAGGCCGAGGAGCCGGAGTGGGACGAGTGCCCGGGGTGCCGCTGTCACCTGGGCATGGCGCCGTGCGGGCACTGCACCGACCACCTGGACGAGGACGAACAGCCGACCCCCGCCTGCGATCTGTTCGTCGCGGCGGCACCGCCCAGCTGATTACACCCGCGCGTGTCTTTCAAGATCAGTAAGTGCCGAACCTGCCCGACTGTCACCGGGCGCCCCTCCCACACCCCTGGACACCACATGGACCTCGCCACCGCGCGCGACCACATCGGCGACCCCGTCATCTACCACCGACCCGAGAAGCCCGACGAGCACGGCGTGATCGCCTCGGTCAACGACCACTTCGTGTTCGTCCGCTACGCCGACGGCCGCGTGACGACGCTGGCCACGCCGCCCGAGGCGCTGGAGCTCGCGCCCGAACTGCAGGAGGGCTGAGCGATGGGCTGGATCGACTACGGCGGCTGCCTCGCGGTCAACCCCGATGGCGCCGAGCGCTGCTGGGGCGAGACGAGCACCTACGTGGGCACCCCGCACACCTCGGTGCGCAGGACCGGCTACGGCTGCTCGAAGCCGTCCGAGCGCAACCACGTCGACTGGGAGCCGCCGCACCCGCGGGCCCGGTTCGACACCTGGGGTCGCGGCCACCAGCCCGAGCTGGTCGAGGGCTGGGGCTACATCGTCGACAGCGGCCACGACGACGTCTACGTGCGCGGGCAGTGGTGGCCGTTCGAGTCCGACTACGTCCGGCTCTCCCCGGACGTCGCGCTCTACGCCTGGCGCAACGAGTACGTCATGGTCGGGCGCTCGCACACGAACCCCGACCACGCCGAGTTCCTGCTGACACTGACCTGCCGCGAGCAGGGCCAGGGCTCGATCATCGTGTCGTTCCGCGTCGACCTGGACATGACCACCGGGCGCTGGACCCATAGCCCCGACGACCTCACCGACGAGCTGCGCGACCAGCTCGTCGAGAAGGCCGGCAAGGTCCACGAGCTGCTGTGCCGCGAGCGCGCACGCGCCACCACCCCGCCGTTCCCGCCGGGTCCGATCACGGCCCGGGACCTCCACTGCGAGCGCGAGGCCAAGGAGAAGGCCGAGCAGGACGGAGCGCTGTTCTGATGAGCGTCCTCAACCCCACGTTCCTCGAGCGGGGGGCCTGACCATGCGTTTGTCGGTCGGGCTCGGCCCGGTGCGGGTGTCCGGCAGTGTCGGAAGCACGCGGGGGCTGGGCCGCGCGATGGTCCAGATGTGTCGCGCGATGGTCCTGCTGTGCTGGCTCATGATCAAGTACATCGGGCTCCTGTACTGGTGGCTCCTGCTGGGGCTGTGGTTGTCCCTGGTGTGGACGTGGCGCGGTGTGCGGTGGCTGGCGCTGTGGGCCATGACCCGCTACGCCGACCACGCCGCTCCCGACATGCGGGAGGGACCGCGGTGAATGCGGCCTACCCGCCCGAGCTGCTGACCGAGGACGACCCGCTGGTGGAGGTGCGCGTCGGGCCGCGGGCGATCGTGCAGGTCCACCAGGCCGTGTCCGACGATCGCCGGCCCGGCCCCCGTGAGGCCCGGTGGGCGGTCATCGCGGTCGACCTCGACGGCATGTACCTGTCCACGCTGGCGACGGTGCGCGACGTCGACCAGGTGCCCGCCCCGGTGCTCGCCGCCGCGCTGGCCACCGCGCACGCGCTCTACGGCGACAACGCCCCGGGTGCGCCCACCGGCGGGATCGGGTGGTGAGCGCCGTGGACGGCTCGATCGCCCCCGAGGACACCACGATCGCCGGCCAGCTGGTGGCGGCACTGCCCGCCGACCCGACCCCGGCCGACATCGCCGACCTGGTGCTGCGCCTGGCCTACTGCCACCGCGCGATGGGCCCGAGGTCGCTGGCCACCGGCCCGGGCGCCACGGAGCTAACGCTGCGCGTGCGCGATGTGCACTGGCGGGTCTGCGCGACCGCCGAGCGGATCACCCCGCTGCCCGGGCGCCCGCAGCCCGGGACGCGAGTCACCGCCGGCCACCGCTCGACCGGGGTGGTCGCCAAGCCCACCGAGCTGGAGCAGCGCGCGATCGCCGCGCTCGAGTGGAGCGACCGGCCGGTGATCGCAGTGCAGGTGCGCTGGGACACCGGCTGCACCGAGCTGCTCGACGTGCGCGAGCTGACCGTGCTGGCCCCGGAGCCGGTGCGGTGAGCATCGACGACAGCGTTCGCCCCGATCTCATCCGCGACCTTGGCGGCATCCCCGCCCGCCGAGGTGTCCCGACCAAGGAAGGGCCCATGAGCACCGACCCACAGACCGCGCCTTCGGAGATTCCGAGATGGGCGCGGGCCGAGAACTTCGTGTTCGTGCCGATCGAGAAGGCGACGACCCCGATCCCGGGCACGCCGACGGTCTACCGCGACTACTACTGGCTCGTCGACGACCAGGACCAGATCGCGTTCTACAACCCGCTGCGCGCCGGGCGCCGCACCCGGCCCGGGTACGGCGACGCGCAGGGCAACCCCGACGAGCGGGTGGGCGTGATCCTGGCGCCGCGCTACCCGTGGTGTGTCGGTAACCGCAAGATCCCGCTGGTGTTCGAGCCGCAGACCGGAGAGGGCTGATGGCCGGCGCGCACCGCCGGCCGTCGCGGGCTCGTCTCTATCTCGGTGGGGGTGCTGTCGCCGGGGTGGTCGCGACCGTGCTGGCGCTCGCGCTGCCGGGCGCGCACCGCGCCCCCGATGAGCAGCCCGCGGCGGACATGACCGCGGGGGAGGGCGCCTACCCCGCGCCCGCATCCGCGCTGGGTGCGCCCGCTCCGGCGCGGGCGCTGGCCGCGGACCCACCCGCTGCTCGCCCGGTGGGTGCCCAGGTGGTCGCCCAGGCCGTCACCCGCGTTCCCGCCCACCCGGTGCCCCGCCCGGTGCCCCGCCCGGTGGCCCGGGTGGCCCGGGTGGCCACGGTGGCGCCCACAGCGCCACCAGCGGCCCCGGCTCCCGCGCCGGTGGCCACACCCCAGGCCGCCACCGAGGGCGCACCCGCCGCGGCGCCGACCACCACCCACCGGGCTGGCCGGCGCGGGCGCCGACGTGCGCACCACCGGAGCACGGCGCCGACCACCCCGCCGCCCGCGACGCCCACGGGGGAGGTGTCGCAGCAGTGAGTCGCCCCGCCGGCCCGCAGCTGATGGCCGAGAAGTGCGCGACGTGCCTGTTCCGGCCGGGCAACCGGATGCGACTGGAGCCGGGCCGGCTCGCCGAGATCGTCGAGCACAACCGGTCGGTCGGGGCCGCGCTGATCTGCCACCACACCCTGTCCTACGGCGACCACCCCGAGATGGGGGAGACGGTCTGCCGCGGCTTCTACGACGCCTACCGCGACGAGGTCGCGGTGATTCAGATCGTCGAGCGCCTGGGCGGGTTCGTGCTGGTCGACCCCCCGGAGGTGACCCTGCCCGACTGATCGACCACCCGCGGTGTGCCACCACCGATGGGTGATGACCTTGTGACTAGTTCCTCCCCACGACAGGACGCCCATGCCTCCCACCGGGTCCGAGCGGCCGCACGCGCCGCTGACCACCTCCTACTGCACCCCTTCCAGTCCGCGCCCTCTGCACCGGGTCGACCCCGGGAGCGCCACCCCCGCGGTGACCCCGACCGCCGGGGCGCTCGTCCTCTCGCTGAGGCTGTCCGGCCCCGAGTACACCGTCCCCGTCGGCGCGACGTCGCTACTGGCCGTTGAGGTCGTGCTCGAGTACCGGCGCCCGGGCCCGCGGGAGAGCTGGGCGCCGACCCGGGTCACCGTGGTGCTCGACCCGCTGGCCCGCATCGAGGTCACCTACGGCCAGGTCGTCCCGGGCCTGTTCCGGCCGCTGACCGAGGCGCCGGCGTGGGTGCAGACCCTCGCCGCGACCTACCTGCCCGACGCCTCGGCGCGCGAGGTCATCGTCACCACCTCCGACGCGCTGCCCGAGCTGCACCGGCTGATCCGCGACGTCGAGCACGTGGCGGAACGGATCGCCACCGCCACCGATGGCGGCTGCGCTGCCGACCACGACCGCCGGGAGCAGCTGGACCGCGAGATCGCCACGGCGGCGACCACGCTGGTCGATGAGCTGGAGGACGCCGGCACGCTGACGCTGACCGGGCCGCTGCTGTCCGACCTGGAGTCCTACCGGCGGTTGACCGGGCTCGCCGAGCAGGCCGACGAGGTCTCCGATCTGGCCCGCGCGGAGGCGCTGCGCCACCAGGCGGGGGCCTACGCCGAGGCGATCGCGTCGTTCTTCGCCGCGCGGATCGAGGACTGAGGGGGTGGCCGCCACTGCCGAGCACCGGCCAGCCACCCGCCGGCGCCGCTTCGCGCACGACGACCTGGTCGCGGTCGATCTGTTCTCCGGGTTCGGGGGGCTCACCACGGGCATCAAGCAGGCCGGCTTCACCACGATCATGGCGGCGAACCACAACCGCTACAAGGTCGAGGTGCACGAGGCCAACCATCCGGAAGCCGAGCACTGGATCGCCGATCTGGTCGACCCCGAGTCCTCGGACTACCACTCCGCGCGCGACCTGCCGGCCGCCGACCTGCTGGTCGCCGGGGTCAGCTGCGTGAACCACTCCCCAGCGAACACCCAGAAGGCCTACGCGCAGGGGTTGTCGCTGTTCGACCTCGACGACCCGGACTTCGATGCCCGGGTGACCCGCTCGGAGCGGGACCGGGCGACGGCGAACTGCGTGCTGCACTACGCCGCCCAGCACCACCCGCAGCTGATCCTGGTCGAGTGCACCACCGAGCTCGTCTCGTGGGGGCCGGCGATCCCGGGCCGGCCGAAGGTGGGCGACGGGTCGACGTACCGGTGGTGGCTGCGCGAGTTCGAGAAGCTGGGCTACCGCCACAAGCTGCTCTACCTCAACTCGATGTTCTTCGGGGTGCCGCAGTCGCGGGACCGGGGCTACTGGGCGTTCTGGGACCGGCGGCTACCGACCCCGGACCTCGACCACCGGCCGCACGCCTGGTGTGGGCGCTGCGACCAGGTCGTCGAGGGGGTGTGGTCGTGGAAGACGGGGGTGCCGCCGACGGGTGCGGTGCGCTACGGCAAGCAGTACGAGTACCGCTGCCCGCGGTGTCGCGCCGCGGTGGTGCCGCCGATGACGCCGTCGCTGGCCGCGCTCGACCTGACCGACCTTGGGACCCGCATCGGGGACCGCAAGCGTCCGCTCGCCGCCTCGACGATGGCCCGCGCGGAGCGCTGCCGGGCCCGGTTCGCCGAGTTCCCGGCGATCCTCATGCCGGCGAAGGCTGTGCACGGGTCGGAGCGCCACCCGTGGCAGCCGATGGCCACCCAGACCAGCCAGCAGGAGACCGGGCTGCTCTCGACCGGGGCGGTGATCGTCGCTGCGGGCAACCGGTTCGAGCGCCCGGGGTCGGACTGCCGCTCGCGGGGCCTGGATCAGCCTCTGTGGACTCAGCCCGCGACCAACACCGTCGGGCTGGTGACGCCGCCGGTCGCGCTGGCGGTGGACAACTACCAGGGGGCCCCGCGCGGCGCTGGTGACCCGCTACCCACCCAGGTCGGGTCGGAGACGTTGGCGCTGGTGTCCTCGGGGGTGGTGCCGTTCCGGCAGAACACGCTGCCGGCGATGCACGCCGAGGCGATGCCGACGGTCACCGCCGATCAGCGCCCGGGGCTGCTCACCGCGGCCGGAGTGATCCAGCAGAACGATGGCATCGCGGGCCGTGTCCACCCGGTGGATAGCCCTCTGCGGACGCTTGTCGGCGCCGGCAACCACGGCTCGGTGCTGTTCTCGGGCTGGTACAAGCAGAACGGCGTGCAGGGCAACGAGACCGCGCCGCACCCGATGTCGGATCCGCTGGGCACGCTCACCTCGCGGGACACGACGGCGCTGCTGATGGCGCAGTGGCGGGCCTCGCTGGCTGAGCTGCCGCTGGAGGACTGCTTCTTCCGGATGATGGCCGCTCACGAGGTCGGCCGCGGCTGCGGGTTCGACGTCGACTTCCCCGGTTACGACGGCGCGTTCGTCGTGTGGGGCAGCGCCCGCGACCAGGTCGACGGGTTCGGCAACGCGGTGTCCCCGCAGGTCGGGGAGTGGATCGGGGCGCGACTGCGCGCCGTGCTGCACGGCCAGGTGGCCGCGTAGGGGCACGACCAGCTAACCCCGGCCTGGACTTGTAGGTGGCCCCGTGCTCCCCGCGGGGCCACCTACTGCTACATACAAACCCTTTTAAGGGCGCCACGTTTAGTGGTAGGGTTACCACCGTACAACTTGCCACGGTTGTACGGCCGTAGTTCCTCCCACATACGGAGCGCACCCATGTCCGAAACCGCGCTGGTCGTACCCCCGGCCACCGACGCACCGCTGCGTCGCGCGACCTACGAGCTCGGTCAGCTCAACGCGATGCTCTACCGCGAGATCGGCACCGAGCCCGGCAACATCGACTGCAGCTCGACGATCGCCACCACCTTCGGCGAGTTCCGCTTCTGGACCGCCGACGACGCCCTGCTGACCACGCCGATCGTCCACAACGACCGGGTGCTCGCGCTCGTGCGCACCTGTGGCTACCAGGCCCCCGACGTCGGCGGCACGATCGTGCTCACCGGCGCGGTCGTGGGCGGGCAGTCCGGCGGGCTCACCGAGGACCAGCTGCACCTGTTCGAGCAGCTGCTCGCACCGAACCCGGACTTCCCCCCGATGCGCTACGAGCGCGCCGAGATCCAGCTCATCGACCCCGACGACGCCATGGCCTACCTCAACGGCCACCTGGGCGTGCGCCATGGGTAACACGACCTCGGCCCACATCATCATCTACAGCTGCCCGCCCGAGCAGGCCGAGGCGACCACCGCTGCAGAAGTGACCCCGACGGCGCCCGCGGTGACGATCACTGATGCCTACCACGAAGGCCCGGTCGTGGCTCGGGAATGGGCAGGAGTCGGCGGGATGCTGATCCTTTGCCCGCTGGGCCACGTCGTCAAGGGGCTGCAGAGTAAGAGCTGGGGCGACTCCCCGGAGGCTGTCCGGCTTACTTGGCACCAAGCCGCGATGCGTTCCGATGATGCCGATTTCCGCGCCCGCCACCTCTGGACGGTGCGTTGCGAGGGCGCGACCTCCGCCGAGCCCCCCGCCGAGACGGTCGTGGCGCCATGACCGGCTACGCCACGCTCCAGCGCGCCGAGAAGGTGCTCGCCGCCGAGCTGGAAGGCCCGCAGGAGACCCGCGAGGAGGCCTACGCCGGCCCGGCGGACAACGACCGCGAGTCCGCGCGCGCCGCGGACCGCTACGAGCAGTGGCTCTCGCCGTGGTGAGCGTCAAGCCGACCCCGATCGCCGCCCGGCGGATGGGCGGGGTGCCCCACGTCCGGCAGGTGCTGGAGGTGGCCCGCATCCCGCGGCCGTGGCTGGTCTCCCGCCTCGCCGGGCACGTGGTCGTGGACCTGGGCCCCGGTGACCGGGCCGACGACCTGCGCCGGGCCGTCATGGCGCTGACCGCCGCCGGCTACGTCACCGAGCACACCCCCGACGCCAACGCCGTCATCGTCGGCGTTCCGCGCCCGTGAGCGCCGCGCTGTGTGGGCGCGCGGTCTGGTGGCACGACGCGGCCGCCAACGCCACGACCGGGCCCTACCCGTGCGCGCGCCCGGCCGGGCACACCGACGCCCCCGAGCGGGTGGTCTGCCACCCGTGGCCGCAGGAGGACCCGTGTTGGAGATCTGCCCCGACTGCCAGTGCGACGGACCGCACTGGGTCGTGTTCACCGCCCCCGGAGAGCCCGAGCAGGCCGAGTGCGGCCGCTGCGGGCGCCACTTCAACGTCTAAGGACCCGTCCATGACCAATCCACCCCCCACGGCCCCCGACATCCCCGACAAGCCCGCGCCGGCGCGTAGCGCGGACCTGGAGACCCTGCTCCGCGGCTACTACTGGTGCGGGCGGGACTGGCAGGGCTGGGACGTCGGCACGATGACCGCCGACGACTTCACCCCGGCCGAGGAATGCGAGCTGGTCGGCGACCTGATCGCCTGGCGCGACGAGACCGCCCGCCCGGACGAGGCCGCCGAGTTGCGCGCGTACCGGCAGGCCGAGATCGAGCGGCCCCGCGAGCTGCTGGCGGCCGAACTGCGGCAGGTCGGAGGCGCGCACCTTCGGCTACAGGCCCAGCTTGCCGCCCAGCAGCTCGTCATCGACGCCGTCAGGGAGCTGTGCAACGAACTGGAGCGTGCAGGCCGCGGGCAGAACATCGAGTGCCAGGCCGTGACCGTCGAGTACGCGGACCGCATCCGGGCCGTGCTGTCGGGATCCGTCGAGGCAGGGCGCGACAAGGGCGCCGAGATCGCGGCGCGGGAGAAGATCATCGGTGCGGTGCTGCGGCGGCTCACGGGGGAGCGCCAGGAGCCGCACGCGCACTGGTCGGCCGAGCTGGAGTACAGCGACGACCTGATCTTCGAGGCGGCGCGGGAGCTGGTCGCGGCCGCTGATGGCGCCCAGGCGGCCGCCGAGCCCGGCTGGAAGCGCCGCGAGCGCGGCATCCGGACCGCGCTGTTCGGCACTGACGCCGAGGTCGCCGCGCTGACCGCGGCCGCCGTCGACGAGGACGGCTCGGGTCCGGCCGAGGTGTGGGTGCCGCCGGCGTCCGACTGCATGCACCACCGCCCGGACAAGCCGTGCCCGCACTGCGGCGGGCTGCTGTTCCACATGCGCACCGGGCGGTGCGGCGACTGCGGCCGCCGGCCGACCCCCACCGACGGGACGGAGGCCGGCCGTGGCTGAGCGCTGCGAGAGGACCGATCTGCTCGTCGACCAGTGCGCCTGCCCGGACCACCGCGGCGGCGAGGTCGGTGGCCTGCCGGACGAGATCGAGACGGTGGGCCAGCCGTTCGAGGCGCAGTACGAGGGCCAGTGCGCGGGCTGCGCTGGGCACATCGAGCCCGGCCAGCGGATCGCCCGCGTCGCCGATGTGCCGGGCGCCTACGTCCACACGGAGGGATGCCGGTGAGCACCGAGCTGTACACCCGCGCGGCCGCCGAGGCGGAGCTCGCCGAGCTGGACGCCCGCCGGGCGTTCGTCGCGCAGTTCCTGGCCGAGTTGGATGCGGCCGAGGCCCAGGCGATGCGCCAGCGTGCGTACGAGATCGCCCACAAGCCGTGCTCGTGGTGCTTCCGGGCCGACATCGCGACCCAGTGGGTGCGCCGCGGGCAGCAGCAGACCCTGCCCGGTGATGAGTGGTTCTGCCCCGACCATCGCGCGGTGGCGCTGCTGTCGGGCTTGTCCCCGGAGCAGTGGCGTGCCCAGCTGCCAGCGGAGGCACGGGCCGTCGTGGAGGCGAGGCGCGCCGCCGTCGAGCTGCGCCAGGCCGTCGACGCCGCGGCTCGTCGTGCCGACGGGGCGGACACCCGTGGCTGAGCCGACGAGCCCGGAGGAAGCCCTGACCCGGCTTCGGCGTGCGGTGACCACCAAGGAGAACCAGGACGCCGTGCTCACGCTGTCGGTCGAGCTGGCGCGGCTTTATGCGATCGAGCAGCGGGCCCGCGAGGTACGTGACCGCGTCGATCTCACCGTGCGCGGAGACGCCGTGCACGCCGCCGCCCGCTACATCCTGACGGGAGAGACGTCGTGACCGAGATGACCCCGGACGAGGCCGCCGTCGAGCGCGTGCGCCGGTTCGTCGAGGAGGGCTGCGACTGCAACCACTTCCCCGCCGACGAGATCGAGACCGTCCTGACCCGCTGGGCCCCGGAGCGATGCTGCAACGAGGCGTGCAACGGCGGCGCCTGCGAAACGTGCCGGTGCTGCTGCGCAGGTTGGTGCGTCATGGGCACGGACGGAGTCCCCGAGCGCCCTGACGACCTAACCGGCTGGATGGAGGTCGCAGCCGAGCACAACCCGATCGTGGCCGCGTGGCAGGCCGATCGCGCCGAGCTGGAGCAGGCGCGCGCCCAGGTGGCCGCCGTCCGAGAGCTGGCCGACGACCTGGAGCGCCAGGCCACGGACGCGGTGCGTGCCGATCGGAACTGGTCGGTACTGACGGCTGAGGAGACCGTGGAGGCGTTCAACGAGGCGCGGCTGCTCACGGAGGACGTCGTGCCCCGGCTCCGTGCGGCGCTGTCGGCCGACCCCGAGGAGGCCGACCGTGACTAGGCACCGTGAGCCGCTGGACGTGGCCACCGTGGCCGCCCGGCTCGACGCGCAGGGCGCCTTCCCCGACATCCCCCGGCTGCTGGAGCTGCTGGCCGACCGCGACGCGCAGGCCGCCCCCACCGACGCGGCCGAGCTGGGCGCGGGCCGCGGGCTGGTCACCACCGACGAGGTGCGCCGCGCGCTGCTCGGCGAGGACGTGCGCGGGCCCGGCCCGCTGGCCCGGCGGTGGCGGCATGGCTGAGCTGCCCCGCATCGCCGGGTCTGGCCCGTCCCAGCCCGCCCCGACCGAGGAGGAATGGTGATCAACGCCCTGCGCCGCCGTCGGCACGCTCGGCGCCGCGCTGACGAGCAGGCCATCCTGCGCCAGCTTCAGCACGGCGGCCAGGCCTTTGGCTACGACCTCGGCATCGAGATCGGCATGCGTCCTGCCCGGCTGTACCCGGCGCTCACCCGGCTTCTACAGGCCGGCGAGGTCGAGGACGGGTGGGAAGACGCCGCCGTGCGCCTGAACCCGCGGCGCTGGTACCGGATCACCGCTGCGGGGATCCGTGCGGCCGAGCCGGCCCCGACCGAGGACGGCGACCATGGCTGAGGTCGTCGAGCTGCAGCACCGCCCCGATGGCATCGCCCTGACACACCAAGCGCTCAGCCCGAAGCACGGTGGCGGCTGGCACACGCTGTGGTGGACGGGTCAGGACCCGCGCTACCCGGCCGCCGCGAACTGGTCAGGCGACCCCAGCCGGGCCGCCGTGTTCCGCACGGAGGCGGAGGCGGTAGAGGCCTTCGCCGCGCTGGGCAACAGCCACTACCAGCTGCCTGCCCCGCAGCTCCTGCTGGGCGCTGAGGACGCCGCTGGCGGCCAGCGCTGCCCGGCGTGTGGCTCGACGGCTGTGGTGCCGGTGGACCCGGACCTCGGCGACGACGAGTGGCTGGTGTGCGAGTCCTGCCAGGTCGACTTCTTCGCCGAGTGCGTCGATCCGGACTGCGACTGCCACGACTACGAGGACCACTACGCGCCGCCCGAGTACGTCCGCCCGATGCAGACCCTCTGGGCTCTGCCCCAGTACCTGTGAAAGGAACCCGCATGCCCACCTACACGATCCCCGACCAGCCCACGGCTGATGTGCTGTGGACCCGCGACGCCGCGACCGGCGCCCCGGTGGAGTGGACCGCGGTGTACGACGCCGATGAACGCCTCCTCGGGTGGCGGCCGGCCGGCACGGCGGATGACCCGCTGGACTGGATGGGCCTGCTGGGCAAGGGCGAGGTGTTCGACGTCTATCCCGACGTCGCGGCCTGGCCGACGCCGTGGAGGTACGAGCTGGACGACTGCCAGATCACCGCGGCGGACGGCACGCGCGTCCTGGACGTCGACCGGCATGACAGAGACGCGATCGAGCTGATCGTGCGCGCGGTCAACGAGTGGGTGGCCGATCGCAGCGGCTCCGAGTTCGCCCGCGCTGTGGCCGCTGCGCTGGGGGTGGACCAGACCGTCGAGGGCTGGGCCGACACGGCCCTCAGGAAGATCGAGGGCTTGCGCCACTACCACGAGGCCGACCAGAAGCTGCTGCGGGAGAGGTGGGGGAAGTCGTTTCGCAGCAGCGATAGCTACGAGGCGGCGCGGGTGGCGGGTGCGCTGGTCGCGGCCGCCGGGGGTTCGATCACGGTGACCGACGCGCAGATGCGCACCGCCGCCCGCGAGGTCTTCGTGCAGGACAACCACAACGGGTCGCGCACCTGGACCGTCGCCGAGGCCAAGGAGCCCGTGGGATGAACCGCATGGCGTGTCCGACCTGCGGTAACTCGGTGTCGGTCTCCGAGGTGGGCATGGTGTCCGCGCACTACTACTACCGCGACCGGATCCGCTACCGGTGCCGCCAGTCCGAACTCGACTACGAGCCCGCGGTGGGGCAGCGCTGCTCGGTCACCCTCGACGTGATCGTGCCCGCCGGCTGGAACGAGCGGCTGGCGCGCGCGCGGATCGGTGAGATCCTGCGCGCCGGGCTCGAGGACGTGTTCGTCGCCGCGGTGGCCGCCGAGGTGGCGTCGTGACCGGGCTGCTCGGGCTGCTCGGGCTGTTCGGGCTGTCCTGGGTGACCACCTGGTGGCCCGAGCGGGCCGCCGGCGCCGTGCTCGCGTGGGCGTGGCGGGCCAACCCGCCGATCGTCACCGGCATCTACACCGCGACCGCGCTGGCGCTCGCCGCGGTGCTGCTGGCCGCCCGCTACCGCCGCAGCGGCCCGGTGCGCTGGTCGCGGTCGGTGGCCGCGCCGGTCGCGCCGCCCGTGTTCGAGCCGCCGCCGGCGACCCGGGCCCCGGCCGTCGACGAGGACGCCGACGCCGAGCTGGAGGCGTGGATGGCGGCCCGCCGTGGCGCCGCCGAGCTCACCGCGCCGAATGTGGAGCGGCTGGACCGGCACCGGGATCGGCCTGCCACGCCGGCCCGGCGCCGCCGCCGCGCCGCCTGACCTGCCACAACCTGCCGTTCCTCCCACATCCGAAGGAGACACCCATGCCCGAACCTGGCCCCGAGCTGTTACCGCCGCCGCGGCCGACGATGCCGTGGCATTCCAGCCAGTGCGTGCTGCTGGTGCTCACCCCGGGCGGCGCGATCTTCGCCAGCTATCCGCCCGAGCCTGGCGCCAGCGACGCCGACGAGCGCTCCCGCCAGGAGCAGGTCGAGATGTGCGCCCGCGCGGTGGACGGGCTGGTCACCGCGGTGCCGATCCTGGCCGACTTCCGCAGCCCGATCCCGCACGGTCAGCGGGGTGGGGCGTGATGGGCACCCTCGCGGAGCGGTTGCTGGGTGGGCACCCCGGGTGGTTGCCACGCCGGGGCCGCGCGCGGGCCGCTACGGCCCCCACAGCGCCCGCTACGGCCGCGCTGGCGCTGGTCCCGTCGTCCCGCCCGGTGCCGGCGCTGGGGGAGTGCCCCGACGGGGAGCGCGCCACGCTGGTCTCCCGCGACGAGGAACGGCTCGTGCGGGTCACGCTGGAGGTCACCGGCGCGGCCCGGCTCGCCGGCCAGCAGGCCGACTTCGTTCCCGACGCCGCGATCCTGAGCTACCAGCTCCACGGCAGGGCCTGGATGGCCGACGCGCAGGTGTACGGGTCGACCAGCGACGGCAGCCGGGAGGACGCCTACTTCGCCCACGACCCCGGCGACGGGGACGACGTCACCGACGTCTGGCCGGGCTGGCTGCAGCTGCTGGCCGAGCAGTGCCATCCGGGCCGCCCGGGTGGCTGGCCGGGTAGCGACCCCGAGGGGAGCTACCTGTGATCCGCCGGTGGCGGCGGCTGGCCGCGTGGGCCGACGCCCATCCCGTCGCGCTGTGGCTGATCTTCTGCGCCGTCCTGCTCGCCGGGGCCGGCGTGCTGGCCTGGGCCACCATGCCCGCCTCCACCGCGGTGCTCTGCCGGATGAGCTGACCGCCAACCCTTGCCCGCGGGCTGCCACCCCGCGCTCCGTCCCTCCCAACAAAAGGAACCGCCATGATCGAAGCTGAGACCCGCGCCAATCAGGACGCCGAACTGCTCCCGGCGAGCAGCGACGACGAACGGCCCGCGCTGCGCCTGCCCACCCCCGACCGGACCGGGTACGTGCTCGTGTTCGGCTACTGGTCCGAGGGCGAGCTCGTCGTCACCGTCGACACCGAGGACTCCATGACCACCGTCGAGGTGCGGATGCACCTCAACGACGGCACCGTGTTCGAGGGCGAGGACCGATGACCGCCGCCCCGGCCGGCCTCGCCGGCGAGCCGCCCGCTAGCCGCACCCTCGCCGACATCCTGCTCGAGCGCAGCGCCGACGCGGACGTCGTCGCGGCCATGACCACGGTTGCGTCGATCCAGCGGGTCGCGATGCGCTTGCGCCGCCACCTCGAACAGGGCGTGCTCAAGGACAGCGACCTGACCTGGTCGGGGTTCATGGTGCTGTGCGTGCTGTGGCTCTACGGCGAGCTGCAGACCCGCTACATAGCCGCCGAGGTCGGCGTGAACCGCAGCACCCTCTCCGGGGTGCTGACCACCCTGGAGCGCCGCGGGCTGCTTTCCCGGTGCGGACACGACGTCGATGGCCGTCTCGTCCTGGTCGCGCTGACCGGTGCCGGCCGCTCCCTCGTCGAGAAGGTCGCCCCGGCGATCGGCGCCGCGCAGCTGTCCGTCGTGAGCCCGCTCCAACCGGACTCGATGCGCCGCCTCGACGACGCGCTGCGGTCGATCGAGCAGCGCCTCGCCCCGGCCGAGGAGAACCCGTCATGACCGAACTGGCCGCGGCCGAGCACGACGCGATGGCCCGGGTGCTGGCCCGCTGCCCGGTGCGGGCGGGGTAGTTCGGGCTGGTCGGCCCATCCCTGGTGCCCCGTCAAGCGGAAAACCGCTTGACGGGGCCACCTGCTGTGGTACCTTTAAACCACAGCAAGGAGCCACTACCGGAGGGAGGGACAACATGAAGGATTGGCGCCACCAGGCCGCATGCGTCGGTGAGGACCCCGAGCTGTTCTTCCCCCTGGGAAGCGGCGAGTCCTCGCGAGACCAGATCGCGCAGGCCAAGGCCGTCTGCGACCGCTGCCCCGTCGTGGGCGACTGCCTCGCCTGGGCGCTGGCCACCGGCCAGGGCGTCGGCGTGTGGGGCGGCCTGGACGAGGACGAGCGCCGGGCCCTGGCCCAGCGCAACGCGCGCACGCGGGTCACCGCGTGAGGCGTACCTAAGACCACCCGGGGGGGTGTGCGGTGAGCCGCATCGAGACCGAACAGGTCTCGATGCGGCTCACTCGTATTAGTGACACCTGGTCTCGTGAAGATCGTCAGGTTCGTCTACGGTTCGTCCAACCCCACCGGAACAGGCGTCCAAGACGGCTGTAACGAGGGGTGGTCCCGTAGTTCCCTCCCGCACTACACCTGCACAGCGCTCCGCCTCAAGCTCCCCCGGCCCAGAACGTGAGGTGACCGCGATCTTGAACGCCCGGCGTCTGCCACCGCCGATCACACCCCCGGCCGCGCCCGTGTCTGCCACCACGGCGCGCACGTCGGGGGGCCCGCCCGCCGCTGCGAATGGGGGAGCCGCAACGGTAGGGCCGCCCACTGGCCGCGCCGCCCCACCGACCATGGGGTGGCGCGGCCAGTGCGCTATGCGGGCACCGCGATGACCCGCGCCGCGACCACGCCGCTGTGCCGCACGCCGTCGTGCCGCGGCCCGTACCCGGTGGCCGACGCGTTCGTGTGCACCAACTGCACGGCCGAGCTGCGCACGGCGCTGCGCTCGATCCCCGAGATCATGGCCGAGCTGCTGGTCAACATGACCCGCCAGGACGTCGCCGACCCCCAGCCCGGCGGGCGCAGCGACGAACCGCCGCTGCTCTACCGCCCCGAGGCCACCGAGGCCGGCCGCGACCTGCACGCGGTGCTCACCACCTGGACCGCGCACCTGCTGGAATCCCGGGGGCTGGCCTGGGAGGACGTGTTGCCGCGTAAGCGGCCCCAGGGCGCGCCCTACGGGCCGCTACGGGCCCCGGTGCCCGGGGCCTACACCTACCCACCCCCGGAAACGGCCACCAACCCGAGCAACCGCCGCGACGCGGCCCGGCTCCCGTCCGGGGACACCGCGGAGCTCGCCCGCTGGCTGGACCGGCACCTGGAGACGGTGCGCGCGGACGAGGCCGGCGGCGAGCTGGTCGACGAGGTCGTCGACGCGGTGGCCCGCTGCGAGCACGCGATCGACCGGGCGCCGGCCCGGATCTACCTGGGTGCGTGCGGGTGCTCGACCCCGCTGGAGCCCCAGGTCGACCTCTACGCCCACCCGGACTCGGCGTTCGTGACCTGCCGGGCCTGCGAGGCGGTCTACAACGTCACCGAGCGCCGCGCCTGGCTGCTCGAGCAGTCCCAGGGGCTGCTGGTCACCGCCGAGCTCGCGTCGCGGGCGCTGCCCGGGCTGGTCGGGGTGACCATCACCCCGGAGATCATCCGGTCGCTGCACCGCAACCACGGGCTGGCCCGTCACAGGCCCTCCGCGGGTGACCCGCACCGGCGCTGGCGCTACCGGGTCGGGGACATCGTGTCCACGATCGCCGAGCTGCAGGCCCGCCGCTCCTCGGCGGCGGTGGACTCGCGGGTGCGTCCGCCGATCGAGGCGCTGCCCCCGGAGCTGCAGGTGGCCGTCGTCGCGGTGTCCGCGGCCGCGCGCCGCCGCGCCGCCACGTCCGGTCTGCTTGGACGCGACGTCCGGCCTACTTGACTCTCGCCGGTCGCCGTTCTTATGCTGCGCATCGCTCGTAGTGGCACGGCAGCCCGACCGTTGGGTCCCCCCCTTACCCCCGGTCGGGCTGTGCCATGTCCGGGGTCGGTGCGCCTCCCACACACCGCCACCCCTGGAGATGAACATGGCCGCCGCCGGCACCAGCAAGGAGAAGCCCGCCGAGACCGGGCACTACGTCGACCACATCGCGCTCGACGACGTGAACGAGGCCGACCGCAACCCCAAGGCGCACGACGAGGCCGGGATCAACCGCTCGATCGGCCGGTTCGGGCTGGCCGAGCTGCCGCTGATGGATGACCGCACCGGCAAGCTGATCGCCGGGCACGGCCGGCTCGAGCAGCTGCGCCAGATGCGCGCCGACGGCCAGGCCCCGCCGGCCGGGGTGCGGGTCGCCGCGGACGGGACCTGGCTGATGCCGGTGATCCGCGGCTGGGCCTCGCGCTCGGACGATGAGGCCGCGGCCTACCTGATCGCGTCGAACCGGCTCACCGAGCGCGGCGGCTGGGACACCTACGAGCTGACCGAGATGCTGGCCGAGCTCGCCGAGGGGCAGCTGCTGGAGCTGACCGGCTACGACCAGTCCGAGCTGGCCGCGATGGAGGCGTTGCTGCGCGGCCCCGAGCTGGGCGACGGCTCCGACGACGACGTGCTCAACGCGACCGACCGGGCCGCGTGGCCGGTGATCCGCGCCCAGGTGCCCCCGGAGATCCACCAGCGGTGGAACCTCATCGAGGGCAACGACGACGCCGCGCGCGTGCGGACGGTGCTCGACCTGGCCGGTATCTGATGCCCGCGATGGCCGCCCGCGAGGAGTACACCCCCGAGGAGCAGTCCCTCATCCAGATGGCCGGCGACAGGCTGGTCGCGGCCCACCACGCCGTCACCGACATCAACTCCCGGGTCGCGACCCACGTCGGCGACATCGTGCGCGCACTGGAGTTCGACATCGAGCTGCCCGGCCGCAGCCGGGTGCTGCTCGCCGCGGCCCTGCTCGGGGTGGAGGCGCCGCCGCCGTCGCGCCGCCACGAGCTGATCGAGGCCGCGGTGCGGCTCACCGGCACCGCCAACCGCGGCATCGCGGTGCGGCTCGTCGACGCCGGCTGGACCCCGCCGGCACCCAAGCCGGACGGGCAGGTGGGGGAGGGGTCGGGATGATCCCGCGCCGCGACCACCGCTACCTCGTGGTCACCATCACCGGGGCGATCTACCGCTGCGACAAGCCCCCCGCGACGCACACCGCGCTGTTCACCCGCGGCCGCCAGCCGTGCCCGAGCTGCACGCTCGTCGGCGGGCAACGCTGGGTCGCCCAGCAGGCCCGCATCCTGATCAACTCGATCACCCCGGGCCGGCGGGGCTGGCCCCGGCGGAGCGGCTGATGGCGGTCAACATCCTGCTGTCGTTCGCCTTCCACGCCGACACCGATCTGACCGCGGTGCGCGCCAACCTGGTGTGCGGCAACCTGATGATCGACTCCGGGGCGTTCACCGCCTGGTCCAAGGGCAAGCCGGTCAAGCTCGGCGACTACGCGGCCTACCTGGAGCGCTACCGCGGCTGCTGGGACCACGCGATCACCCTCGACGTGATCGGCGACGGCAAGGCCAGCGCGGTCAACACCCGCCGCCTGCACGAGCGCGGGCTGCCGGTGATGCCGGTGTTCACCCGCGGGGACAAGCTGGCCGATTTCGACGCGATGGTGCGCGAGGTCGGCTACGTGTGCGTGGGCGGGCTGGTCGGGCTGCCGGCCGCCGCGCAGCGCCAGCGGGTCGGGATGCTGCAGCGCCGGGCCGCAGACGCCGGCGGGGGAGTGCACGCGCTGGGCATCGGGTCGATGGCCACGCTGCGCGCCACCCGCCCGTACTCCGCGGACGCCTCCAACATCTCTGGGGCGTTCCGGTTCGGCTCGATCGTCTACTTCAACGGCCGCGACATCGTCTCCACGCAGGTCGGCGACCGGGCCCGGCTGCTGCGCGACCGCGCGCACCTGCTCGACCACGGCATCGACCTGGCGCTGCTCGGGCGCACCGGGCGCATGCCCGGGCGCGCGGAGGGCCGCGGCGCGCTGATGCAGGCCATGTCCCTGGCCTACGCCTGCGCCGACGAACAGCTCAAGCGCACCGGCCCGGTCACCCCGCCGCGCGAGGGCGCCGCCCCGGGCCCGCACCTGTACAACTCGGTGATCGGCCAGGGCGGCGGCAAGCAGGTCACCGACGTCGCGTGGACCGCCGCGCTGGACCGGCGCCTGCACCCCGGCCCGCACCTGTACAACTCGATCACTCCCGAGTTCGGTCTGGAGCCCGCCGCCGGGCTCGACCGCGAGCTGCACGCCGCCACCGACGGCGCCATTCCGCCGCTGTGGCGCAAGCACGGTTCCCGACACACCTGTTTCCGAAGGACGTCTCCCCATGCCCACTCGACGTGACCTCGTGCTGCTCTCCGGAGGGCTCGACTCGACCACCCTGCTCGCCAAGGCGCACCGCGAGGGCACCGCCGCGGTGGCGCTGTCGGTCAACTACGGGCAGCGCCACGCCCGCGAGCTGACCGCGGCCACGGAGATCGCCGCGTTCTACGGCGTGGACCACCAGGTGCTGGACATGACCGGGTGGGGCGCGCTGCTGACCGGGTCGGCGCTCACCGATAGCGCGGTGCCGGTGCCCGAGGGCCACTACGCCGCCCCCTCGATGCGCGCGACCATCGTCCCCAACCGCAACGCCACCCTGCTGTGCGCCGCGGCCGGCGTCGCGATCGCCCGGCACTGCGACGTCGTGCTCACCGCGGTGCACGCCGGGGACCACCCGATCTACCCGGACTGCCGGCCCGAGTTCATCGAGGCGCTGTCCAACGCCGTGCAGCTGGGCACCGACAACGCGGTGCGCCTCGACGCCCCGTTCGTCGACATCGACAAGACCGCGATCGCGACCCTGGCCCGCGAGCTCGACGTGCCGATCCACAAGACCTGGTCCTGCTACAAGGGCGGCACCCGCCACTGCGGGGTGTGCGGAACCTGCGTGGAACGCCGGGAGGCGATGGCCCTGGCCGGGGTCAACGACCACACCTCCTACGAAGTATCCGCGTGATGGAGCCGGTCAAGACCGTGACGGTGCGCCACAACATCGAGACCGCGCACCGGCTCTCGCAGCTACCCGGGCGCTGCGAGAACATCCACGGCCACTCGATGTGGGTGGAGCTGGAGCTGACCGGGCGGGTCAACCACCACGGCATCCTGGCCGGGCTGGACTTCGGCGCGATCAAGCAGTCCTTCCGCGGCCACCTCGACAGCACCTACGACCACCGGCTGCTGCTCAACGAGCACGACGAGCTCACCGCGCTGGAGCTGCCCGGGCTCAAGGTCTGCCCCGCCGACCCGACCACCGAGAACATCGCCCGCTGGGTGGGGGAGTGGGGCGTACGGCTGTTCGACTACCCCGAGGTCGACGCGGTCGCGGTGCGGGTCGCCGAGACCCACGTCAACGCCGCGTCGTGGCGGTGGGCCCGGTGAGCGCCCCGAGCGGGGACACGCTGCCGGTGGTGGAGCTGTTCGGCCCGACCCTGCAGGGGGAGGGGCCCGCCGCCGGGCAGGCCGCCACGTTCATCCGGTTCGCCGGCTGCAACCTGTCGTGCGCGTGGTGCGACTCGGCCTACACCTGGGACAGCGCCCGCTACGACCTGCGCGCGGAGACCCGCCAGCGCACCGCGACCGAGCTAGCCGAGGCCGTGCTGGCCCGCACCGGCCGGATCGTGGTGCTCACCGGCGGGGAACCGCTGTTGCAGCAGCACCGCCCGGCCTGGCACGAGCTGCTGGCCCGCCTGGCCGGCCGCCGCGAGATCCACATCGAGACCAACGGCACCATCGCGCCGGACGGCCACACCCGCGAGCACGCCCGGATCATCTGCGTGTCCCCGAAGCTGCCCAACGCCGGTGGCCACCGCGGCCACCAGGACCCGGCGATGGACCCGCGGTGGGCCACCATCGCGCCCTGGCACGGCGGCGCGCACCTCAAGGTCGTCGTCACCGAACGCGCCGATCTCGATCTGGCGCTGGAGCTGGGCGCGGCGATGCGGTTCCCGCGCGAACGGATCTGGGTGATGCCCGAGGGCACCACTGCGGCCGTGCTGGCCGCGCGCTGGCCGGGGCTGGCCGCCGCGGCCGCCGAACTGGGCATCAACGCGAGCCACCGGCTGCACGTGCTGGCCTGGGGCGACGAGAGGGGGCACTGACCCGTGGACGTGGAAAAGGCCGCCGTCGCCGTCGCCGACCTGCTCACCGCGCTGGGCGTCGACGAGGGCGCGCACACCGCCGACACCCCGAACCGAGTGGCCAAGGCATGGGCCGCCGCACTGGCCGGCTACCAGGTCGACCCGGCCCGGCACCTGGCCAAGGTGTTCCCGGCCCCGCACGACCCCGGGCTGGTCATGGTCTCGGGGATCGCGGTGCGCTCGACCTGCGCCCATCACCTGCTGCCGATCACCGGCACCGCGACCGTGGCCTACCGGCCCGGGGTCGGCGCCCCGGTGGTGGGCCTGTCCAAGCTGGCCCGAGTGCTCGGCGACTACGCGGCCCGGCTGCAGGTGCAGGAGCGGCTGGGCTGGCAGGTCGCCACCGCGCTACAGCGGGTGCTCGAGCCCATCGGCGCGGCGTGCGTGATCTCCGCAGCGCACGGCTGCATCAGCCTTCGTGGGGTGGAGCAGCACGACGCGCTGACCACCACCTACGCGCTGACCGGGGCGTGGGCGCCCGGCGATCCCGACGTCGAGGCCATCTTGGCCGAGCACCGAAGGACGGTGAAGTAGATGGCCGAGGACATGCGCCGCAACATGCCCGGCGGCGGGCAGGGCGCCCGGGACCTGCGCCGGGACGAGAACCGCGAGGCGCTGCGCCGCCAGGAGCTGGCCTACCGGCTGTTCATCGCCGGGGCGTCCTACGAGGCCATCGCGAACACCCCCGACCCGAACCACCCCGGCCAGACGCTCTACGCCGGCCGCTCGGGCGCCCGCAAGGGCGTGATCTCCGCGATCGAGCGGCACTCCGGGTTCTACGACACCGAGGAGATGCGCAAGGTCGAGGCCATGCGCATCGACGCGCTACAGCGGGCGTTGTGGCCCAAGGCCCTCGGCGGGGACTCCTGGGCGGTGCTGCGGGTCAAGGAGCTGATGGAGCACCGCGCGAAGCTGTTCGGGCTGTTCGCCCCGGTGCGCCAGCAGATGGAGGTCATCACCACCGACGCGGTGCAGCAGGCCATCGACCAGCTGCTGCGCGAGATGGCCGCCAACGACCCCGCCGACGGCGTGCTCGGCCCCGACGGGGAACCGCTGCCGCAAGACCCGGCGCTGCTCGACGGCGCGCTGGGCGACCCGCGGGACCTGGGCTGATGGCGCGGCTGTTTCAGCTGCACCGCGACGTCGACCACTCCGGGGTGTCGGGCACCGGGATCGTCGCCGAGGGCGTGGAGTTCGCCAACGACGTGTGCGTGGTGCAGTGGCTCGGCGAGCACGCCTCCACGGTGGTGTGGCCGTCCATTGAGCACCTGGTCGCGGTCAACGGGCACGGCGGGTCCACCCGCGTGGTGTGGCTGGAATGACCGGGCACGACCTGGGTTGCACCATCGCTGTCGACCCGACCGGGCTGGTGGTCGGCGCGCACCACGCGCACCCGCCGTGGCAGCACTGCCGGCTGGATCCGCTGGTGGCCGGGGCGGCCAGCGCCACCCCCGTACCACCCGCCAGCGGCCCCGTGGCGCCACCGGACGGGCCGCCCGTGGACCCCGCTAACCCCCCGAGCCCGCCAAGCGCCCCGACAGTGCCCGGAACGGGAACGCCGGACACCAGTCGGGCTGGGACAGGCACCTCGCCCGAGCCGGACGCCACCGCGCAGCGGGCCGGCTGAGTAGGAGGTCCCGGCGCGCCCGTCCACCAGGGCGCGCCGTCACAGCGGAGTAGGGGAGCTCGGTACCCCGCAGCGCTCATACCGCTGAGGTCGCAGGTTCAAATCCTGCCTCCGCTACCGGACCCGACCCAGAATGCGCCAGGGGTGGTGTGGGTCGGGTCCTCCACTTTTCCTCGACTGGGAGGGCGCCCGATGGACGTGACCCCGCTGTTCAACCGGCTGCTCGCCCAGCACCGGCCCGTCGCGGTGGCTGACCCGTTCGCCGACAAGCAGCTGCTCGTGCACTGCGCGGCGTGCGACGGGCCCCGCTGGCACACGTGGCGCGCCGGCGACGACCCGATCGTCTGCGAGCTGTGGGCCGAGGCGATCGCGCTCGGCGCGGTCATCGCCGACACCGAGCCCGCCCCGGCGGCGACCGCCCCGACGAAGGAGAGCTGACGCCATGGCCAACCTGAACGCGGTGTGCACCAACACGGGCAAGCACCAGCCCCGCGTGTTGGCGGTGCTCACCCGCAACGCCGGAAGCAACTGGGGCGCCGACGTGGCCTCCCAGGAGGCCGAGGGCTACTGCCATCCCTCCGGGACGTCCGGCGCCCCGACCTGGACGTCCTACTGCCCGCACTGCGGCACGACCAAGGTGCTCGCCGCGGCGACGCTGGCCACCCGCGCGGACGCCGCGCTGACCGGGCGCACCGGCTTCCACACCGTCGATGTCGAAGTGACGAACTGACCCGAGGAGCACCGGTGACCACCCCTGACCCCGCCGTCGCCACCGAGCCCGTGCCGCAGCCGACCTCGGACCCGGCACCTGCCGCCGGCCCGCCACCGGCCGAGCCTGAGCCCGCGCCCGCTGAGCCCGTCGCCGTCGAGCCAACCCCCGCCGAGCCCGCGCCGCCGGCGCGCCCGACCGCCGACGAAGCTGTCGCGCAGCTCGCCGCGGCCGACCACAACACCTGGGTGCGGGTCTACGACGACGTGCGCTGGCGCGAGGAAGCCCCCGGCATCAACTCCCGGCTCGCCGACGCGGCCGAGCAGGGCGGGCTGACCCTGGCCGTGCGGTTCGAGGAGGTCGGCCGCAACGACGACGGCTCGCTGGAGACGGTGCATCTGTGGGCCGCGGTGCTCGCCGATCCGCCGTTCACGCCGCTGGCATGAACGCGCGGGAGCTGCTGGCCGCCGCGCAGACCCTCGTCGAACGCGCCCCGGACGCGCAGCTGGCCACCCGCGGCGTCGGCAGCCTCACGCTGCTCAACGGCGACGGCGTCTACATTGGCTGGCTCGACCTCGTCACCGGCGAGGTCACCCTGTTCGAGCAGCGGTGAGGATCCGGCTGCCGGCCCTGCCCGCCAGGGCCTGGCGGCATCTCCACGCCGCGGCGGTGGCCGTATGGGCGGCCCTGACCGTTCCGACCGTGCTGTGGTGGCACGACTCGGTGCTGTGGGTCGGGCTGATGAGCTGCTACGCCAACCTCGTCGGGCATTTCTCCGCCTACCAGGCCGCGCGCGCCGAGGGCAGCAAGCTGTGGAGCCGCCTGCACATCGGCGCGACCGGCGCGTGGGCGGCCCTGACCGTTCCGACCGTGCTGTGGTGGCACGACTCGGTGCTGTGGGTGGCGCTCATGTCGGTCTACGCGATCGCCGTCGGCCACGTCTCGGCCTGGCAGGGCTCCCGCGCCGAGGAAAGCAACGGCGGGTGAGCCCCGCCGGTCACGACGCCGCCGCGATCCGCCGCGCCCGGGTGGCGCGCCGGCCCCACACGATGCCGGGCAGCTCCACCCACCGGTACAGCAGATCGGCCATCGCCACCGCCACCGCCAGCACCGCCACCGCGGTCGCGGTGCGATGCGTACCCAGCGCCGGGATCGTCGCGCCGACCACGGTGGCCGCCACGCTCTGGATCAGATACACCGAGTAGGACCGGTCCCCGGTGAACACCAGCGGGCGCCGCGACAGCAGCCACGCCACCGGGCCCCGCCCGCCGACCAGCGACACCAGCAGCGCCACCACCGCCGGGGTGTAGACCAGGATCGCGCCCGGCTCCCCGAGGGCCGCGGTCAGCGTCGGGACCGCCAGATGCGCCAGCGCGAACACCGCCGCCGCCACCACCGCCCCGACCGGGCGGGTCAGCCCGGCGAGCGCGGCGAACCCGCGCGGGCAGTGCAGCACCACCGCGAGCAGGCACCCGGCCGCGATCGGCACGTAGGACACGAACATGCCGTTGATCGGGCACAGCGTCAGCACCACCGCGAGCACGGCCACGGCGACCGCGGCCCGCCGCCGCACCGACAGCGCCACCGCGAACGCCAGCAGCGGCCACAGCAGGTAGAACTTCTGCTCGATGCCCAGCGTCCAGACCTGCCCCCAGGGTTCGCCCGGGCCCAGCAGCTCCCCGGTGAAGGTCAGGTAGTAGGGGAGATCCGCGGCCAGCCGCCCGGCCAGCTCGCCGCGCGCCCAGGCCAGCGCGACGACGACGGCCGCCACCACGTAGTAGACCGGCAGGATCCGCGCGCCCCGGCGCAGGTAGAAGTTGCGCAGCGACACCCGCTCGTCGCGGGCCTCCTCGCGCAGCGCCAGCGTGGTGATGAGGAACCCGGAGAGCACGAAGAAGATGTGCACCCCGATCCAGCCCGACACCCAGGTCCAGTGCGGACCGCCGAAGTGGAAGAACACCACCAGCGCGGCCGCGACCGCGCGCAGCCCGTCGAGGGCGGGAAACCGGCGCAGCGCAAGGTACTCGGCATGTGTCACCGCGGAGTGTCCTATCTGCCGGGGAGCCCCGTGACGGTAGCGGACGATCAGTCGCCCACCGGGGCGCCGCGCCCGGGAGGGGGGCGCCCGGGGCGCAAGGCCTGACCAGCTGCGCCACCGGGGCCCGGGGTGTCCCTACCAAAGGACGTGTCGATCATAGCGGACGATCCGGACATCCGCTGGAGGGTTACCCAACATGAACCGCCATCCCCTCGGCGCCGACCAGCGGCCACCCGGGCAACTGCAAGATCTCGTCAACAGGGCGATGGTCGCCGCGACGCTCGCCATCGACCACGCCGTCTACATCACGGGCGAAGACCCGCTGGCCGCCGGGATGGCTGCGGCGGTGCGGATCGCCGAGGAGGCGCCGCCCCGCCCGGACCCGGTTCTGGTGCTGTCGCCGGCCGCGGCCAAGGAGGCGATCGCGCGCGGCTGGGTGCGCGCCGAACAGGTCGCCGTGTCCGAGCCAGTGACCGGGCTGGGGTTCCTCGACTCGCCGCGACTTCCGCTGGGCGATCCGAGGGGCGCCACGCCGTCCAAGTAGACCGAAAATGTCGGCCGTTTTCACATAATCAACGTTATGCAGCACGCTAACTTACCGCCGGTAGCGAACATCGCTCGCGGAACGGCACATGGACTTGGACTGCGACAGGTGGTAGTGGACGAGAGCGACGCTCTCAGCTGCGAGCACACGGCCGCCGTCGAGCGACTGCTCGGCCGCCAGCTCGCCGCCTCCCGGCACGGGCGCCACCTTGCAGCGGTCGCCGCCTACACCGTCGCCCGCGAAGAGATGGACCGGTGCCGCGCCGAGCACGGCGACGCCTCGCCCTACCGCGACGTCGCGCCGCTCCCGCCCGCCCCCGAGCCGCCGCCCAGCATCGGCCGGCAGCTGCTCGACGGGCTCCGCCGGATGTGGCGCCGGTGAGCGAGCCGCTACTGAATCCGCCGCCGGGCACAGAGCGCCCCGGGCATCTTCGGATCCACGGCGACGTCGTGCAGTGGTTCGACGGCGACCAGTGGCGCGACGTCGAGTTCGCCCCGCCGGCGGCCGTCGATCCGACCGACGAGCAGATCGTCGCGTTCCTCGACTCTCCGGTGCCGGGTCGGCGCGAGAGCGTGCGCCATTACCTCGGTGCGCTCGCGTTCGGGCTCATCGACGGTGAGGCCTCGACGAACTACGGGATCACCGGTTCGTCGGACTGGCGGTACGACCTGTATCAGCCGCTGGCCAACCTCGGGCTCATCCCGCGCTGGCGCGACGGCTACGGCATCGAGTACCCCGCCGACGGCGGCGAGCGCGACGAAAGCCGCCGCCGCCGCGCGCACGAGTTGATCGCCCGTGCGGTCGAGCTGATGGCCGGTGGCCGGTGACCGAGTACTACGACGGCGAGCTCGTGCTCGCCCACGCTGACGCCCGCGCCGACGTGGCGGTCAACGAGCCCGCGCTGCGGGACCGGATCGCGGCGTCGTGGCTACTCGCGCAGCGCCGTGACAACACCCGCGACGCCTACCGCCGCGACATCAGCCAGTTCTTCGCCTGGTGCGACGAGTTCGACATCGACGCGCTGACCGCGAACCGGCTGATGATCGACGGGTTCCGCCGGTGGCTGCAGGACGGCTCGGCGGGCCGGCACTACTCCGACGCCACCGTGGTCCGGAAGATGGCGACGCTGTCGAGCTTCTACGACTACGGCAACCTCGAGCACGAGCACCTGGTGCCGGGGAATCCGGCCGCGCGGGTCAAGCGCCCGCAGCTGGACCCGAAGTCGATGACCTCGGCCCTGTCGCGCGATGAGCTGGATCGGCTGTTCGCGGCCGCGGAAGCCTCCGGCACGTTCGACGAAGCCATGGTGAAGCTGCTGTTCTACACGGCGGTGCGCGCCACCGAGCTGTGCACCGCGCGCCGCTCTGATCTGGTGCGCGACGGCGAGCATCGGGCGCTGCTGGTGACCCGCAAGGGTGGGCGCCGCGACAAGGTGCTGCTCCCCCCGGCCGCCGGGGAGGCGCTGGACCGCCACCTCGGGGACCGGAACGGGCAGCTGTTCGTCGACCGGCACGGCCAGCCGATCAATCGGTTCGACGTCGCCTACCGGCTGTCCAAGCTGGTCGCCGCGGCCGGGATCGAGGGCAAGAAGGTGACCCCGCACGTGCTGCGGCACACCGCGGCGACGATGGCGCTGACCGGCACCGGCCCGGACGGGCGCAAGGCCGACGTCCGCGAGGTGCGCGAGATGCTGGGACACCGGCGGCTCGAGACGACGATGCGCTACGACCAGTCCGCGCGGGACCTGGCCAACGCGGCCGGGCACGTCCTCGCCGAGATCATGGACACCGCGTCAGACCCCGGTGGGATGGTGGACCGGTGACGCCTGCCGAGGTGTTCGAGCTGGTGCTTGCCGCCGAGACCGACCCGCGCCGCATCGATCTCCTGATGGCTGGTGTCCACTACACCCGCCGCGAGCCGTGCGAGAACTGCGGCGCGCCACTGGCGCTGCGCGAGCACACCAAGCGCCCGGGCGACCTCGTCGACACCGAGGTCGGGTGGGTGGAGGTCGTCAGGTCAGGGGATCGGCCCTACGACTGGGTGATACGCGAGCACAACGCCGACGGGTGTCGAGCCCGCCGCGCCGGGTCGGTGCCGCGTGGGAGCGTGACCGGATGAGCGACATCGACTGGATGCGGGAGATGCGTCGGCTGGTCGAGCCACCACAGCTGGCCCGGGTCGAGATGGGGACGCTGGCGTTCAAGCTGGCGAAAGCCGATGCGCAGGAACGCGGCGGCGGTGAGCCGCTGCCGCCGGGCTGCCCGCCCGGGACGACGTTCATGGGTGTGCCGCTGACGGTGTCCGAGGACATCGACCCGTGGTCGTGGCGGCTGTTCGACCGGTGGGGTGAGGTCATGCTGACCGACCGGATCGGGGCGGCACCCGCGGAGCGCATCATCTGCTCGGATGTCTCGTGAGGTGCACGGACTCGACAGCGGGTAGGCGCCCCGGGTGATCGGAGGTCGCAATGGCCACCGCACTCAAGATCGGGCTGTTCGGTGGGCCGTGCGACGGACAGACCATCACCGTCGGCTACCCGCCGCCGCCGCTGCTCGCGGTGCCCATCCCCCGCCACGCGACGGCCGCGGCGGCGCCGCTGCCCGAGACCGCGCCCTACCAGCTGTGCCAGGTCGGCTTCGCCGATGGCACCGCCGGCCTGGTCTACAGCCCGCCCGGGCTGCTCAACCGGATGCTCGCCTGACCCTGGGAGGAACGATGTCGGAGATCACCGAAGGCCCCAGCCCCGCCAGCGGCGGCGGCGCCGAGGAGGCCAAGAAGTACGGCAAGGGCGCGGTCAAGCCCGGCGTGTCCAAGACGACCGGCAAGGCCGACGGGCGCCTGACCGCGGGCGGCAACTCCCGCAACCGCGGCAAGCCCCGCAAGTGAACATCACCCAGGACGTGCTCGACCGGCTCGGGCTGCGCGTCGCGCTGTTCGACGAGCAGGGCTACCGGGTCACCCGCTGGGTGCGCATCACCACGACGGCCGGCGCCGACGTCGAGGTGCCGTCCGGTCACCGCGTCGGCTTCTGGAAGATGACCGACGGCCAGGGCCGCGAGCACGACCGCGGCCAGCTCAACGCCACCTCGGCGGGCGAGGTCGTGCACGTCGACGTGACCGGGGTCGACCTCGACGCGCCCCGGCTGAGCTGAGGAGGTGGCCATGCCCGCCCGTCCGCCCGCCGCCGCGGCGCCCACGCGCACCGGCCCGCCGGTCGCCGACTCGACGACGTGCCCGCGCTGCCAGGCCCCCGGCGTGGAACTCGTCGCCGGCCGGCTGGCCCTCCACGTGAAGGCCGGGAGCCCGCGCAGCCGCTGCGACGGCTCGAAGCTCCTGCTGGCCGACCTGCTGTAGTCCCCCGAGGTTCAACGAGGTTCCCCATGGCCGATCAGACCGACCCCGTGCTGCGCCCGACCACCCCCGACGACGAACGCGAGGTCACCTGCGCGGTCTGCGGACAGCCCGGCATCCTCGCCGAGTTCGACCCGGTCAAGGGGTTCCGCATCACCCACCCCGGCCGGCTCGTGGCCTGTCGGGTGCCGCCCAACCCGCCCGGCGTGGTCGACGGCGAGCTCGCCGTGCCCGTCGAGATCAGCGACAACTGACCGCGGCTACGCGGCCGAGAACCGCAGACGCTCCAGTTCGGCCTCGGCCTCCTGGGCGACGTACTCGGGATCGACGCCGTAGAGCCACACCCAGCCCCAGGTGCCGTTCTTGTACTGCACGCGGTGTCGGGCGAGGTAGCCAACCGCGACCAGCTCTTTGAGCGCGGTCTCGATGGCATCGCGGCCCTCCTTGCGCGAGCCGGCGATCTTCGTGGCGCTGGTGCGCCAGCCCTCGGGCATCGACAGCAGCAGCACCAGCACGCCGAGCGCGCGCAGCGAGATCCGGCTGTCCTGCAGGACGCGGCGCGGGATGTTCTCGTACTGCTCCTTGACGAGCTTGCGGGTCGCGGCACCGGTCTCCACGGGTGCGGCGCTCACCGGCTGCTCCCCTGGTGGTTGAGGTAGGGCTGCAGCTCGGCGATCTTCTTGCGCTCGAACGCATAGGCGGCGTCGCGGTTGGCGCACAGGTAGGCCGACCACGTCGTCCACACCTTGTCGTCGGCATGGTCGGACATGCGGCCGAGGAACCGGTCGGTGCTGCCGACGTAGGCGACGGCCCCGGCCGAGTCGATGAGCAGGTAGACGACGTTCTGGCCCTTGCGCGGGTAGTCGGGGCTGGCGATGGGCCACTCCTTGCCGACCCACGTGGGTTCGGTCGGCTCGGGGTGGACGACCGGTTCGGGTCGCTCCCGCCGCTTGGCCGTGGCGCGAGCGCGGACCTGCTCACCAAACAGCGCGCCGTCCTCGCCGTAGAGGTCGACGTCCCACTGCCGCATGGCCGCGAAGTGTTCGGGGCCGGTGAGGACCAGGCCGCGCTTGCGCAGCTCGACCAGGGCGTGCATGACGCTGTGGGGGCCGCAGCCGAATCGATCGCGCAGCGAGCGGCCCGTCGACTTCCGGCCGAGCGCGTTGTCGAGGACGAGCGCGAGGTAGATCGCCGAGGCTTCCATCGACAGCCCGTCGAGGCGCTGCGGGTCGACGAGAACCTGCGCCGGGGTGGGGGCGACGCGCTCGGTCGCGAGCGTTTCCGGTTGTGTCGCCGGTGTCTGGTTACACTGGTCCTGCTGCATCACGTGCCTTCCGCTAGGGCGTGGTGCGCCGGGGTGGGGGCGTTCCCGCGCCCTCATCCATCCCGGCTAGTTACAGTCGTGTGGTTCCGTGTGGTTACCGTACACCGCCCACGGGTAATCCGTCTCCGTCGCCACACCGCGAGCGTCTGACCAGCCCGAACAGCACCGATCCCGGGGTAACCGAAGACGGCTTACCCGTGTTCGGCTGGGCCGTGTTCGGTGTGGCCGTACTCGGGGGGGCCGTGCTCGGCCTGGCCGTGTCCGGGTAACCCGGATCCGGTTGAGCCGTATCCGGCTAACCAGGGTTCTTAGAAACTACATACTAGAGATTACATAAAGAGAGAAAAGCTCGGCGCTAGCGCGCCGCCGCAAAGGCATTCACTCCGCTGCGCTCCGTGAATACCTTTGCCTCGGAAAAGCGAACGCGCTTTGCGTAGGTGGTTTCTGATCAACTCAAGTTCAAAGTAACCACCTGTACGCGAATGTGGATAACTCGCTGATCTGCGCGTTTCCGCTGGTCGAACAGCCGCCACACCACTTCACCGACGAGGAGGTGTGGCATGGCTCGTCGTCCCGCTCGTCCCCGCAACGAAGAGGTCGTGCGCGTCGTCGAGGCGCCGCTGGAGATGCTGCAGCGCCTCGCCGAGCTGCGCCGCCAGCGGGACCGCCAGATCGCCGAGCGCATGGCCAAGGCCGACGTCCTGGCCATCCTCGGGTTCACCCCGAACTGCAAGGTGCAGTACGAGGCGCGCGCGGCCGGCGAGCCGATCCCGCCGCGGTGCGGGCAGTGCCCGCAGGAGCGGTTCATCGACCTGCCCGACGAAGAACTCGACGTGCTCTACGGCGGCGCGGGTGGCGGCGGGAAGTCGGCCGCTTTGCTGATCCTCGCGCTGCGCACCTGCGTGCGGTACCCCGGGATCCAGGTGTTCTGGTTCCGGCGGTCGTTCCCCGAGCTGAACCAGTCGGTGCTGCGCATGCTGGCCCGCTACGGGTTCGGGGCCTCGCTGGGCGCGGTGTGGAACGGCTCGACCTACGAGCTGCGGTTCCCCGGCGGGTCGGTGCTGACCTTCGCCCACGCCAAGAACATGCAGGAAGCCTCCGCGCTGTCCTCGGCGGAAATCAACCTGCTGATCCTCGACGAGCGCACCACGATCGACCCCGACGTCGTCGAGTTCCTCTACACCCGTGTCCGCTCCGGTGTGCCCGGCGTGCCGTGCCTCGGGGTGCGCTCGGCGTCCAACCCCGGATTCGTCGGGCACGGCGTGGTCAAAGAGGGCTGGGTCGACGCCACCGACTACGGCCGCGTCGAGCTGATCGACGACGCCGGCCGGCGCCGCATCTTCATCCCGGCCAAGGTGCGCGACAACCCGTTCGTCGGCGACTACGCCAAGACCCTCGAAGGCATCACCGACCCCGAGCTGCGCCGGCGCATCCTCGACGGCGACTGGTCGGTCATGCCCGACGGCGCGTTCGGCGACTGGAAGCGCGACAGGATTCTCGTCCCGCCGTTCGACGTGCCGCCGTCGTGGCCGCGCTACGCCGGGCTCGACTACGGCTGGACCGCGCCCTCGGCCTACCTGCTGGGCGCGCGCGACGCCGACGGCCGGGTCTGGCTCTACCGCGAGCTGACGATGATCCAGACCCCGGAACGCGAGCAGGCCCGCCGGATCATCAACTGCGAGGGCACCACTCCCCCAGCCTCCCGTGCGGCGGACCCGGCGATGTGGGGCCGGTCAGGATCGGCGCTGCCCCCGGCCTCGCAGTTCGCGCTGGAGGGCGCGCCGCTGCGCAAGGCCGACAACGACCGGTTCGGCGGCAAGCAGCGCATCCACCAGTACCTGGCCGAGGGCCCGGCGTGCGCGCACCACCGGGCGCTGGGCTGGTCGACCTGCCCGATGCTGCACGTGCTCGACCACAGCTGCCCCGAGCTGATGTCGACGATGGAGAACCTGCCCCGGGACCCGCGCAAGCCCGAGGACGTCGACACCAAGGCCAAGGACCACCACTACGACGCCCTCCGCTATTTGCTGATGGACATCGGCGGCACGCCGTCGCTGATCTTCGACGAGGGCGAGAGCGCCGAGGGCCTGGTGCTGCGCGGGCAGTTCGCCTTCAACCCGCGCGACCTGTCCGCCCCGGTCGGGAACGCCGAGGACCGGGCGCTACCCGCGGACCTGTCCCGGTTCTCGATCTGGTCCCAGACCTGACTGTGACGCCCCAGCACGGGGCCCCAGCACGCCCAGGAGGTTCCCCGTGCCGTTGCAGATCCCTGCCCTGACCCGCGCCCGCGCCGAGCGCGACCGGGCCCGCCGCGACACCGCGCGCGCACAGCGCCAGCTCCACGACCGCGACACCGAGCTGGCCGTGGCCCGCGCCGAGATCGAGCGCTGCCGCGCCGCGCTCGACGAGACCGCGGCCTCGATGGCCGCGGCCGCGGACCTGGCCACCGACCAGACCCGCGTGATCGAGACGCTGCGCTCGGAGCTGCACGAGGCCCGCGAGAGCGTGGTGGCCGCCACCAACATCGCCACCGAGGCGATCGCGTCCAACGCCCGCTACCTCAACGAGCTCGACGCCGTCCGCCGCAGCGACCGGGTCGTCGGCGACCTGGTCAAGGACCGGTTGCTGGTGTTCCTGCGCGACAGCGGTGGCGTGTTCGACGGGCTGCTGCTCGACGCCGACGACAAGACCCTGACCTTCGGCGACGTGCACCGCCGCGGCGCGGACGGCGTGTCGGTGACCGCGGCCCCCGGCGAGCTCTACCTCGAGCGCGGCCGGGTGCTGTACATGCAGCGGGTCAGCGCCGAACAGACCCAGGCGCTCTGATGCTCACCTCCGCGGGAACCATCGCCCCGCTCTACGAGTCCGCGATCACCGAGCTGGCGCCGGCCCCGGCGCCGTCCCAGATGGCCACCGCCGCCGCCCGGATGGGTTTCGACTCCGACGTGCCCTTCGGCGGGGCGAACAAGCTCAACCCCGGCGGGGACTACCCCGACGGCCGGGCCGCGTTCATGACCAGCCTGTACGTCGCCTACACCGGGTGTCCGTGGCTGTCGGCGCCGATCGACGCGATCGCGCGCACCGTCACCGCGGGCGGGCTGCAGGTGCTGCCCACCTCCGAGGCCCAGGGCGACGTCTCCCCGGACAACCCGCCCAAGCAGGTCCGGGCGCTGCAGAACCTGCTGCGGTTCTGCAACCCGCACATGGACATCATCCAGCTGCTGCGCGGCTCGGTGACCGACATGGGCATCTACGGGGACGCGTTCATCGAGGTGGTGTGGCTGCTCGGGCTGCCCGTGGCGCTCTACCCGCTCGACCCGGCGACGATGACCGTGGACGCCGACGAGCACGGCGTCGTCCTGGGCTACGACCAGGCGATCGACTCCCGCGAGGTGCATTTCGAGCCGCACCAGATCATCCACATCTCGATGGACGCCCCGAAGGGGTCGCTCTACGGGATGGGCATCGCGCAGAAGGCGCTGCTGCCGGTCACGATCTGGCTGTTCACCGCGGCGTGCATCAAGGAGACGATGCGCAAGGGCGACCCGCCGCACATCCACATGGACTTCCCGCTGGAGGTTCAGCCCGACGAGGTGCGCGCCTGGCGCGGCCAGTACTCGGTGCGCAACCTGGGCACCGCCAACATCGGCAACCCGATCACCACCCGCGGCGGCGCCACGCTCAACGAGCTGGGCCTGGGCAAGATCGGCGACTACCTCGCGATCCAGGACTCCTGCCGCGACACGATCCTGTCCGAGGCCGGGGTGCCGCCCGCGAAGGTCGGCGTCATCGACTCGGGCAACATCGGCGGCGGCACCGGCACCTCGCAGGACAAGACCTTCAAGGTCAACACCTGCGGGCCGATCGAGCAGATCCTGCTGGAGAAGCTGAACTTCGCCCTCACCCGCGAGGCCTTCAAGATCGAGGGCTGGGAGATCGTCTTCGCCGAGGTCGACTGGCGCGACGACAAGGTGGTCGAGGACATCCGCGACATGCGGCTGCACAACGGGTCCTGGACGCTCAACGACTACCTCGCCGAGATCGGCAAGCCGACCATCGGCCCCGCCGGGGATGTCCACGTGCTGATCGACCGGCAGAACCTCGTGCTGTGGGAGCAGATCGCCGACCTGTCCCAAGCCAAGATCGATTCTCTGGTGCCTCCCGATCCGGGCCCGCCCGATCCAGGCCAGCCCGACCCAGACGACCCCGACGCCGCCGACGACGGCGCCGGGGCCGATCAAGATTCGGCCGCCCCGCCGAAGAAAGGCCCGTCGCCGGCGTCTCCTCCCCCGTCGGCGGCGGGCACCCGCACCGCCAAGGCGCCCGCCCCGAGCACTGAGACCGCCCGCCGGTACCGGGCCCGGGTCACCGAGCACTACCGGCGTCTCGTCGCCGCCGGCGCAGCTCAGGAGGACTGATGCACGTCACGCGCGAGGAGTTCTACGAGGAACGTGCACGGGTCTCCGGGCTCGTGCAGGACATCAGCGCCGACTTCCGGCACCGGATCGGCCGACTCCGACAGGAGATGGAGAGGGTCATGAGTTTCATCAGCGATGACATCGGCGCACTTGAGGGCCTGCTCAACGAGGTCGAGTCCGAGCTGTCTGCGCAGAAGCAGCAGATCGACACCCTGACCGCGGCCGCGAACGCCGAGCCCGGCGAGCACCAGGAGCTCGTCGACGGCCACAACCGGCTCACCGTGCTCGTGCAGAACCTGCGCGACACGGTCTCCGCGTACACCCCGACCGCCCCGGCGGTGGTGCCCCCGGCCGCGGACACCAACGTCGCGGACCCGTCGGCGCCCGCCGCCGCGGGCGACGTGGCGGCCCCGTCCAGCGACACCGGCACCGGTGCGCAGGACCCGCTGCCCTCGGCCCCGACCGGGGGCGAGGTGACCACCGTGTCCGCCGACGACGCCTCCGCCAGCACCTCCGAGGCATCCGCCGACGCCTCGGCCGCTGACACCGGCGCGGCCCCGGCCACCGACGCCCAGGCCACCGACACCTCGGTCGCGGCCCCGGCCGACGGCTCGGGCACCGGCTCGGCTGACACCACCACCAGCTGATGGCCGACCAGCCGGCGCCGCCGCCACCGCCCGCGCCGGGCCCCTCGGGCCCGATGACGGCGGACAAGGCGGCGGTGCTGGTCCGGAAGGTCATCTACCGCTGAGGTGCGGGGGTGGCTGTGGCGACTCGCAAGAAGTCACCCAGCCGCCCCCGTACCGCGGCCCAACTCGCCGCGGCCCGGGCGAACCTGGCCAAGGCCCGCGCCGCGGCCCGCAGCCGCCCGCGGAGCGCGGCGCAGCTCGCCGCCTCCCGCGCGGCGCTGGCCAAGGCCCGCGCCGTGGCCCGGACCCGTCCCCGCACTCCCGCGCAGCTCGCCGCGTCGCGGGCGAACCTGGCCCGGGCCCGCGTGGTCGCGCGCACCCGCCCCCGGTCCGCGGCTCAGCTCGCGGCCTCCCGCGCGAACCTGGCCAAGGCCCGCGCCGCGGAGCGTGGGCGGCCCCGTACGGCGGCCCAGGTGGCCGCGTCGCGCGCAAACCTGGCCCGGGCAAGGGTGGTGGCCCGGGGCCGCCCCCGTACCGCCGCGCAGAAGGCCGCGGCGATCCGCAACCTGGCCCGCGCCCGCTCGGCCGCGCATGGTCGGCCCGTCGGGTCACGCCGCCCGGTGGTCGCCGGCCGCGGCGGCACCCGGTCACAGACCCCGGCCGCGATCAAGGCCCGGCTGCGGCGCGCCAGCGTGCGCCACACCGCGACCGTCTCCGCGGCCCGCTCGGCCCGCCCCGCATTCAAGCTGCGCCACTTCGGCCCGTCCCGGGCCAAGACCGTGGGGCGCTACACCCGCGTGCACTCCGCACGCCACGAGCACACGTTCCACCACCGCTACCACTGGATGCTGCTGCGGCACCGCCAGCGCTACATCTACCACCAGATCCTGCAGCGCGGCCGACACCGCCACCGCACCGGCGCCGGGCAGTACCTCGTCACCCCGCACCGCTCCGGGTGACCCCCTCCCCCCACACCTGCGAAGGAGCCCCGATGTACCCGACTCCCCTGATCTCCCTGCTCATCGTGGTCGTCGCGATCCTGCTGGTCGGCGTGGCCACGGTGCTCGCCGCGGTCACGCTGCGCCGGCTGATCCGCGACGACATCACCACCCAGGTCGAGGCGGCCCGCGACCAGATCCTCGAGCGGCTCGGGGTGACCGACTCCGAGATCGCCGCCGGGCGCGTCGAAGCGCAGGTGGCCGCCGACGTCGACGACAAGAACCACGTGGCCACCCGGGAGTACATCGGGGACGCGCTGACCACAACGCTCCAGGCGCTGGCCAAGCCCGCGGCGGCCAAGCCGCGCAGCCGCACGGCCAAGGCGGGCAGCGCGAATCTGTCCGCGGTGCCCGCCGACGGCGCCGAGGCCAAGCCGGCGCCGAAGGCGACCCCGCGCCGGTCGAGCTCGCGCAGCGGTGGCTGACGGACCGCACACCGGCGGCATGATCGCGCTGCTCCCCGCCGACCCGCAGGCGCTGACCGTGCCCGGCGGGGACCGCTTCGACCAGATCCACCTCACCCTGGCCTACCTCGGCGACGACGTCACCGGCTGGCCGGCCGAACGCGCCGACCAGCTGGTCACCGCGGTCGGGGCGCTGGCCTCGGCCATGCCCGGCCCGCTGTCGGCCCGGGTGGTCGGGCACGCCACGTTCGCCCCCGGCGACGCCGAGGACCAGTGCGCGGTGCACCTGGTCGGAGACTGCCCGGACCTGGCGCCGCTGCAACGCCAGGTCGTCGACGTCGCGGCCACCGTGCTCGGCGCCGAGCTGCCCGCGCAGCACGCCCCGTGGATTCCGCACGCCACCGCCGGCTACGGGCTCGACGCGGCCGCGCTCGACCACACCGGCCCGGTCACCCTCGACCGGCTCGTCGTCGCGCTCGGCTCGGTCTGGCACGAGCTGCCCCTGGGCGCCGCGGCCACCGAGACCGCGCCCGCGGTCACCGAAGCCGACCCGGACGGCGAGCCCACCGAGGAGGAGCTGGCCGCGATCGCCGCGGCCGCGCTGGTCGCGGTGTCACGCCAGCGCGACCGCACCCACGTCGCGGCCGGCGCCGCGCTGATGGCGGTGCTCGCCGCGCTCGGCGACGGGTTCGACGTCACCTCCGCGCGGCTGGCCTACGACCCGCAGGTCGACCCCGCCGAGGTGCGCGCCGTGCTGGCCGCCGAGATCGCCCGTCAGGCCCGCATCCTTGGCGTCGACCTGGACTGGCAGACCGCGGTGCGCGACGCGCACACCGCCGCGGCGCTGGCCGGTGCCGCGGCCGCCGCGCACGCCCTGACCCAGGGCGACATCCCGGTGGACCCGGACGACTCCCCGCTGCCGGACCCGTTCGACCCGCGCGAGTGGATCGAGGCCCAGCAGGGCGGCATGGGCGGCGACCTCGCGACGCTGCTGGCCCGCCACACCGACGAGCACCCGGTCACCGACGAGGCCGTCGTCGCGCTGATCGCCGGGGGCGCCGGGGCGCTGTACTACCTCGACCAGCAGGTCTCCCAGACCTACCTGGAGGCCTCCGCGTCGCTCTACGACACCGTCGGGCTGACCGAGATGTGGTGGAACTGCATGGCCGAAGGCGCGTGCAGCACCTGCGAGGACTATCAGGCCCGGAGCCCGTGGAAGCTGTTCGAGCTGCCCGACGTCCCGCACGGGGGCTGCCGCTGCTGGGTCACCCCGAGCTGACGCGCCCGCGCTCCGGGGCCGGGGTCGTCGCGCTCGACGGGGCGAGGACCACCCGGGTGGCGGGCGGCCCGGTCAGCACCAGCGCCCCGCACCAGCAGGCGTCCACGCCGCGGATCCGGGTCTCCTCGAGCAGGTAGTCCGGGTGGTCACAGGGGTGGGTGGCCATGGCCGCGACGGTAGCGCCGGGCCCCGACGCTCACTCGTTGCCGAATCCGGCCGAGTCGCACCAGTCCTTGGCCGCGGCCAGGTTGGCCTTCTTGGTGTCGGAGTAGACCCCGATCAAGGCGTTGTAGAGCTCGACGTCCTGCGAGGTCTCGGTCAGGCAGCGCCTGTCCATGCCGGGGTTGTCCAGCAGCGAGTCGATGTTCGGGGTCATCTGCTCCGCACCCTCGCACGCGGAGAAGTCGTGCGCGGCCGCGCTGGCGATCGTGATGTAGAAGACCCCGCCGTTCATCCCGGTCACCCGGCACTGCTCACGGTCGTGCTCAGCCGCGGGTGCCGCGGGCGCGGGCTCGGGTGCCGGGGCCACCGGGGCCGCGGGCGCACCCGCGGGTGCCTGGGTGGGCGGCGGCTGGGTGGGTGGCTGGGTGGGCGCGGGTGAGCCCGTGGCCACCGCGGGCGCGGGCGCGGGCGGGTCGACCGCGTACGCGATCCCGCCCAGGACGAACAGCCCAGCTACCCCCACAAGCGTGTATTTCGCCCATCGCTTCACGACGACCACCGCCATTAAAGGTCCCACCCATCGTGGGCATCACACACGGTTTATACCGCACCCCGGCCGGGCGTATCCGGTGCGGGGCTGAGCCACCAGATCGGGGGGCCGACCATGGCCGTGATCGGCACCATCGAGTCCTGGTTCCTCGCGCCGGGCGTCAGCGCGAACAACCGGCTCTACACCGCGGAGATCATCGAGAAGGCCTACAACCGGCTCGTCGCGCGCCTCGCCGACCCCGAGGCGCTGCCGGTCACGATGCTGTCCCACCACGCCGCCGGCGACGACTCCAAGGAGCTGTGCGCCCGGGTCGTCACCGCCGAGCTGGACCCCCAGACCCACCGGGCCCGGCTGCACGGCTACCTCATCGACACCGCCGCCGGACGCGACATCGCCTCCGCGATCGAACCCGGCCCCGACGGGCGCCGGGTGCTCGACGCGGTGTCCATCCGCGGCTGGTGGCTCGGCCCGGTGCGCCGCGTCGAGGTCGACGGCGTGATGTGCGAGACCGGCGACGACCTGGAGATCGACGGCATCGACTTCACCAAGTCCCCCGGCGTCGCCGCGGCCCGGATCACCGGCACCTCGCGCACCACCACCGAGTCCGACGCCCGTACCCCGATCACCGAGTCCGTGGAGGTCTCCGTCATGTCCGACTCCCGGCTCGTGCACACCACGAGCACGCCGACGCCCGCGGCCGTCCCGCCGCGCCCCGGCAGCCCGGCCGCGCAGGCCGCCACCGAGGCCGCCACCGAGACGGGCGACGCGACGGGCGATGACGCACAGACCCAGGAGACCGAGACCACCGAGACCACCGAGCAGGCCCGCGAGCGCTACGACGCGATGCTCGCCAAGGTCCGCGAGGCCCACGTCGCGGTCTCGGGCTGGCAGGGCCCCGTCGACATCGACATCGACGCCTGGGGCCTGTCCAACGACGACGTCGCCGCCGCGGCCACCCAGCTCGGCAAGGCCTACGACGCCGCGCTGCGCGTCCTGGACCCCGACAACGACGACGACCTGGACCTGCCCGACGGCGACACCGTCGGCCAGTGCCCCTCCTGCAACGCCGGCCTCCCGGACGGCGCCATGTTCTGCCCCGCCTGCGGCACCTCCCTGGCTGCCGTCGACGACACCGAGGCGGCCGATGCCGCTGACAAGGAGAACACCGTGTCCGAGAAGACCCCGAAGGACGACCCCGCCGGGGGCGCGCCCGCCGAGACCACCGAGACCGCGCCGGCCTCCGAGGCGCCCGAGGGTGCCGCTGCCGGTGGCGCCGCCACCGAGGACGCCGCCGAGCCCACTCCCGCCGCCGTCGCGCCGACGCTGAACGCGGCCGACGTCGACGCGATCGCCACCGCGCTGGCCGCCAAGATCGCCCCGCCCGCCCCGGCGGCCACCGAGCCGGCCGAGAACGCGCCCGCCGCGACCACCCCGGCCACCGAGGCCGCCGCGCCCGCGCCGGCCGCTGGGCTCACCGAGGCCGACGTCGCGCAGCGGGTCAACGCGGCCGTCGAGGCGGCCACCGACACGCTGCGCAAGCAGATGCTCGAGGCCTACGGCCCGCCGCCGCGCCGCGGCCTGGTCGAGGCCGCCGCCAAGGTCGACGACCCCGAGGCGACGCCGCTGCACAAGCTCTCCCCCGAGGAGTTCGCCCGCCGCGCCGCGGCGGCATGGGGCCCGGTCTTCACCGACCAGTGACCCGCGCCTGACCCCACTACCCCGGCCGCATCCGGCCGGCAGCACACACCACCCCTGGCTCCGCACCGCCCTGGCAGTTCCGTCCTATCCGCCAGCCCCCGCGCCGGGGGTTTTTTTCTGCCCAAGGAGCCCCCGGAATGGCTACCGAGCTCGACGAGGCGTTGACCGCCGCAGGCGTTCCCGCCCTGATCCAGAAGGTCATCGACCCGCTGCTGCTGGAGTACCAGCGGCGCTACTCCCCGCTGATCCGCGTCACCCCGACCAAGAAGATCAGCTCGACCACGTACTACTTCAACCGCCGCACCTACCGGGCCCCGGGCGGGTTCGTGACCGACGGCGGCGCCCGGCCGATGGGCAACAGCGTCTACGAGCAGTTCCAGTTCGTCATCAAGCTGCTCCAGAGCGTCGGCGGCGTGACCGGGTTCGCCCAGGAGGTCACCCGCGACCAGATCGGCGACCTGCGCGCGCAGGAGATCGCGTCCTGCATGCAGGGTCTGCTCTGGGACATCGAGCAGGCGATGCTGTGGGGCTCCGCGGCCGCGACCCAGAACGGCCCGTGGCCGCAGTTCGACGGCCTCGACGTCATGGTCAGCCAGTTCGCGTCCACCGCGCAGAACCCGCAGAACGCGCTCGACGTCGCCGGCGCCTCGCTGGCGCTGCGCCACCTTGACCTGCTGATCGACATGGTGGAGTCCAACTCCGCGATGCCCATCTTCAACGACCAGTGGATGTTCGTGATGAGCTCCACCGCGGCGGCGAAGATCGCGCAGTACGAGACCCCGCTGCAGCGGTTCCTCGGCGAGACCGAGGTCGCCGCGGGCCTGAACGTCACCGCCTACCGCGACATCCCGCTGATCAAGTCCAGCTTCCTGTCCTCGCGGCTGGCGACCCAGATGGGCGTGGTCACCGCCGCGACCGCCACCACCGGCGGCTCGCTCGCGGCCGGCACCTACTACTACGTGATCGAGCCGGTGATGGCCCGCGCGGGCACGCTGCTCCCCTCGACCGAGGTCTCCCAGGTCACCACGGGCAGCACCTCGACGGTCACGCTGAGCTTCGCCACCCCGCAGGGCATGGAAGGCGCCGCCCCGCAGTCCTACCGGGTCTACCGCGGCACCGCGGCGGGCGCGGAGACGCTGCTGGGCATCGTCGACGCCGTGGTCGGCGTGACCGGCGACGGCATCACCCCGGTCTACGCCACCTCGATCATCGACACCGGGGCCACGCTCATCCCGATGAACGGGGCCACCGCGCCGGTCAACCCGGTCGCGGCCTACGTCGGCGGCGGCTCGCAGAAGCCGCGCATCGGCGGCGGCGAGGACATCTACCTGATCCCTCGCGACCCCGACATCCTGCTGCGCCCCTACGTCCGCGACGTGACGCCGCTGCAGATCTACCCCACCACCGCGAGCCCCGACCAGCTCCCGTTCGCCCTGGCCACGGACACCTGCCTGGCGCTGCGGGCCCCGAAGTTCGTCGGTCGCCTGCGCAACGTCGTCTCGACGCTCTGATCGTCAGCCCGCCCGGCCCGCGCCCCGACGCCGGGCCGGGCGGGCTGGACCACCCCACGACCGAAGGAGGAGCGCCGTGCCGGTGCTGATCGCATCCGACATCGACTGCAACGCCCCGGGCCTGACGTTTGCCGCCGGGGAGCCCGTGGAGGTCGACGACCTGGAGATGGCGCGCCAGCTGCTCGCGCTGCCGCACATGCACGAAGTGCCACCCGACGGCGAGTCCGCCGTCATCACCCCCGCCCACGGCCGCCACGAGCGCCCCGACGACGACCCCGCCGCAGTCGAGGAGGCCACCGTGTCCGCCGAGCGCACCGCCGTCACCGAGCCCGCCCCGGAGCCGGTCGCGGCCGAGTCCCCGGTGCCGGCCAAGACCGCCGCCGACGCCGACCGCGCCGACGTCGACGACAAGGTCGCCACGACCAAGTCGACCCCAGCCAAGTCCACCAGCAAGACGACATCCAAGAGCTGAGGCCGCCATGGACGCCGTGACCGTGATCTTGCTGATCGCGGCGATCGTGTGTTTCGCGGTCGCCACGCTCCTGCCCGCCGCCACCATCGACGGCCGCCGCCCGATCGCCCGGATCAGCTTCCTGGCGCTGGGGCTGCTGCTGCTGGCCATCGACGCGCTGCTTTCCGTGCTCGGCGGGCGCTGACCCGCGCAGGGAGGTCACCGTGGCCACACAGCCCTACGTCCCGATGGCCACCGACGCCGACATGCGCGACAGCCCGTTCCGGTATGCGCTCGACGGGGCCTCGGAGACCTACGTCAACGCCACCCTGGCCCGGGCCAGCCGCAACATCGAGTCCCGGTGCGCGCGCCGGTTCACCCCGTTCTACGGGCTGGTGCAGTCCGAGCGCGCCGAGGGCGTGGCGCTAGACGCGGTCGGCGGTGTCGACGTGCCGATGTCGATGACCTCGACGCTGGCGCTGTCGCGGGCCCAGGCCTACGGCGGGTCGGCGGGCAACCTGGTGCGCGACATCTGGCTCGACGAGCGCCCGCCGATGTACCCGGAGCTGTGGACCTACTCCGACGTGTCGGTGGCGATCACCGCGCCGTTCGGCGGAGGACCGCAGGTCTTCGGCGGCCCCGGCACGACCGGGGCCGCCGGCCTGCTGGAGGGCCCACAGACCGACACCGGGCACCTGCGGCTGCCCTTCGGCGCCTACTGCCCGGTCGGGTCGACGATCGCGACGACCTACTCGGGCGGCTACACCGAGGGATTCCCCGACGATCTGGTGCAGGCCACGATCATGCAGGCGGTCAAGCTCATGATCCTGACCATCGCTCCCGAGCGGCGCCAGTCGCTGACCACCGAAGACCTCGACGCCGAGATCGACGTGCTCATCGCGCCCTACGCGCGCGCCTGAGAGGGGGTCAGCGGCATGCAGATCGACATCGGCATGGTCGGCACCACCGAGGCCGGCGTCGTGCTCGAGGGGCTGGCCGTGCGCGCGGCCGCGCTGGCGGCCACCGCGTTCCCGGCGATCGTCGAGGACTTCCAGCGGATCTCCGCGCAGCGCTTCGCCGAGCACGGCCCCGGCTGGGCGCCGCTGTCGGCGGTCACGATCGGGCTCAAGACCCGCCGCGGCTACCAGGACCCGGCAACCCCGATGGTCGCCGAGGGCGACCTGCTGTTCTCGCTGGCCGGGACCAACCACTACACGGTGCACGAGGTGGGCCCCGACGTGCTGCTGATGGGCACCAGCGCGCCCTACGCGCAGTTCCACCAGGAAGGCCCGCGGCAGATCAAGGTGTTCGGCCGCGGCAAGGCGACGCTGCCCCAACGGGTCGTCGTCGACATCACCGAGGCCACCGCGCTGCGCTGGTCCGAGATCATCCAGACCGCGCTGATCCGCGGCGGGAAGCGCGCCCGGTGAGCGCCCCGCAAAGCCCGCTGGGGCCGTACGTGGGGCCCCCGCACGTCCGGCAGGCGGTGCTGGCCACCATGCGCCGGTGGGCGCCGTTCTACGTGGCCGAGGCCGGCCGGCAGGCCGCGGCGCTGCCCCGCACCCCGCTGGTCGACTCGCTGGGCCAGCCCGTTGAGCAGTCCGAGCCGCTGCCCGGGTTCGTCGACTTCGTCAACGAGCCGCTGATCTCCCCGGAGACCGCCGGTGCGAAGCCGCGCTACGTCGTCGCGGTGCCCCGCACCATCGGTGAGCCGCGCCGCAAGGGCGATGGCACCTACATCGCGACCTGGGATGTGCAGGTCGCGATCTGGATGTGGGGCGGCAACTACCAGGACACCCAGGACCGGCTGGGGTTCTACGTCATCGCCGTGCGCCAGCTGATGCTGCAGCACCCGTCCCTCGGCGGGTTCGCCCAGACCACCACCTGGCGCGGCGAGCAGTACACCGAGATCGCGTCTACGTCGTTCCGCACCTGGGGTCAGGCCGCGGTGCAGTTCGCGGTCGAGGTCGACGGCGTGGTCAACGCCTTCGCCGGACCGGCCGAGCCACCGGCCGACCCGACCGCACCTCCCGCGGCACCCACGCCGTGGGTCTCCACCGAGCTGACCGTGCAACCTCTCCGATAGGGGCCCCGCCGATGCGGATCATCAACGCCAGCAACCACGACGTCGACCTGGACTCCGGGCGGGTACTCGCCAGCGGCGAGCGCGCCGACGCCGAGGACTCCCCCCGCCACCGCGAGCTGATCGCCGCCGGGCTGCTCGCCGAGCTCGCCGCCGAGGACGACCCGGCCACCGACAGCGCCGACGCCGACGACAGCGCCGACGCCGCCGCGGAGCCCGAGCCCGACGTCGAGCCGGACGAGGCCGCCGACCAGCCCGAGCCCGAGCCCGAGCCCGCCCCGGTGTCCCCGCAGCCCGCGCCGGACGCCGACGTCGCCCCGCTGCCCCCGCCGGTGGCGCCCGAGGCCTCCATGCCCGCGGCCCAGCCGCTGGGCTCCCCCAACCCCGCCATCGAGCAGCAGAGCTGAGGTCCGCACACCATGACCGCACCCGGTATCACCGTCACCAGCCTGGCGTCCCCGCCGCCCGTCACCACCGTGGCCCCGACCGCGCCGTGGTTCGTCACCGGCATCACCCAGCGCGGCCGCACCGACGCCCCGATCTCGGTCACCTCCATGGGCGAGGTCAACGAGAAGCTGGGTGTCCGCAACGGCAACTCCGCGCTGTGGGACGCCCTGGACCTGTTCTTCCGCGACGGCGGCGTGCAGGCCTGGGTCGCGCGCGTCGCCGGCCCGGCCGCCACCGTGGCCACCCTGGCGATCAAGGACGGGGCGTCGACCCCGCTGACCACGCTCACCGTCAACGCCAACTCCCCCGGCGCGTGGGCCAACGGCGCCACCGGCGGCCTGACGGTCGCCGTGGTGGCCGGCTCGGTGGCGGGCACCTACCAGCTGGTCATCAGCCTCGGCGGTGTCGTCGTGGAGACCACCCCGAACCTGACCACCCCCGCCGACGCGGCGGCCTGGTCGGCGACCTCCAAGTACGTGACCATCCTCGACGCGCACTCCGCGACCGTCGCGCCGCAGAACAACCCGGCCGTCGCCGCGGCCGCGCCGCTGGCCGGCGGCACCGACGACAACGCCTCGATCGTCGAGGCGACCTGGACCGCCGCGCTCGACCGGTTCTCCCCCGACCTGGGCCCCGGGCAGGTCTCCGCGCCCGGGCGCACCACCGACGCCGCGCACATCGCGCTGCTCGCCCACGCCGCGGCCAACAACCGCATCGCGTTGCTCGACGGCGCCGACACCGGCACCGCCGCCACCCTGATCACCGAGGCCTCCGCGGTGGTCGCCGCCGGCGGTGACCCGTCCCGCGGGGCGATCTTCGCGCCGTGGGTGGTGATCCCCGGGCTGCCCACCGGTGGGCCGGTGCCCGCCGCGCCGCGCACCGTGGCGCCCAGCGCGCTGGCCGCGGCCGCCATCGCGCGCACCGACGCCGCCACCGGCAACCCGAACGTGGCCGCCGCCGGCACCCCCGAGGGCGTGTCGTCCTTTGCGATCGGGGTCTCCCAGACCTTCAACGCCGCCGACCGCGGCGCGCTGAACTCGGTGGGCGTCGACGTCATCCGCAACATCGCCGGGGTGGTGCAGGTCTACGGGTTCCGCACCCTGAGCAACGACCCGAACTGGGTGCAGCTCAACTGGGCGCGGCTGCGGATGGCCATCCAGGAGGACGGCACGAAGATCGCCGCCGGGATCGCGCAGTTCGCCCAGCTCGACGGCAAGGGCCAGATGCTCGGCCGGCTCAACGGGCACCTGGCCGGGATGCTGCAGGCGTACTGGCAGAAGGGCGCGCTCTACGGCAACGTCGCCAGCGAAGCGTTCGCCGTGGACACCTCCCCGGCGGTCAACACCCCGGCCACGCTGGCTGCTGGGCAGGTCATCGCGGTGCTGTCGATTCGGCGGACCCCGATGGCCGAGTTCACCCAGATCGAGATCGTCAACGTTCCGATCACGCAGCCGGTCTGACCCTGCGCCTGTCGCCGTACCGCCCCTGGCACTCCCTTCGCACCGCGCCGCCTGGCCGGTGGCTTTCGCGTGCTCGCCGAGGGCGGGCCATCCGTAGGAGGCGATCTTGAGCACTGAGCAGCAATTTCTCGTCACGGTCAACGTCGACGGCCGCGACCTTGGCGTGTTCGACAAGCGCACCGGTGGCGACACCACCGTCGCGTCGGTCAAGCACCGCCCCGGTGGGATGGGCCCGGAGAAGTCCTACCGCTCCCTGCCCACCTACTCCGACCTGACGACGTCGCGGGTCTACGAGCCCGAGCGCGACCACGAGCTGGTCCGCTGGCTGCAGAACATCGCCGGCTCGGTGCGCGCCCAGGTCGTCGAGCAGCCCCTCGACGAGGACGGCAACGCCTGGGGCACCCCGGTCACCTGGTCGGGCCGGCTGACCAACGTCAAGCCCGGCCAGGTCGACTCCGGGTCCAACTCGGTGCGCATGTTCGAGCTGGACGTCGCCGTCGAGACCCGCTCGTAACGCGCACCACCTCCCCCACATCCGCTATCACCACCCCTGGAGGCCCTACCCGTGTCTCAGCCCTACGACGACGGCACAGTGGCCGTCACCACCGGTGCGCACTCCGCGCCCGACGCCAACCCCTGGGGCGAGCCCACGCCCGCCCCGATCGCCCCGCCGGTCCCCGCGGCCGCCGGCTCCCCGCTGGTGGCCCTGCGCGACCGGCGCAAGCAGGTCACCGACAAGCTGTTCATCGACCTGCAGGTGCCCCGCTGGGGCTCCGACGGCGGCCCACTGATCTACGTGCGCTACAAGCCCGCGCAGACCGGCGAGTTCGCCGAGAAGGCCAAGAAGATGGAGGCCGCACCCAAGCGGCCCCCGGACTGGATCGTCACCCTCAACGCCGACCTGCTGGTCAAGTCGTGCGTGGGGGTGTTCGCCATCGAGGGCGAACCGCTCGACCCCGACCCGGAAATCGCCGCGAAGGATCCCCGGCCCCGGATGAGCCTGCGCGACGGCGACCCGCACGGCAGCTGGACCCGGTTCGACCCGGACCTCGCCTACGCGCTCGGGCTGCCCGAGAACTGCGGCGCGATCAAGGTGGTCCGTGAGCTGTACTTCACCGACGCCGATCTCGGGTTGGCCGCCGGTGACGTGCTGAAGTTCTCCGGGATCAACGCCGACGAGGCGGGCGCCAATTTTTTCGCTTCCTGACCTCGGGTGACCCCGAGATCGACCCGCTGATCCGGACCGGCGCCGAGGCGCTGCTACTCGGCGCCGGGGACCCGCTGGAGCTGCTGAGCCGCGGCGGTGACGACTGGGCCATCACCGCCGCGGTGCTACAGCGGGCCGGGCAGCTGCACCAGGAGCGGCGCACCGCCGAACTCAAGGCGCTCGCCCAGGCCATCGGTGCCCACGTCGCCAGCGAGATCAGCAAGCTGTTCCGGTAGCGGCACGCCCCCCTTCCCTGCGGCCAGATCGGGGGGCCCATGTCGCTGCTGGAGACCGTCGGTGCCCGGCTCGTGCTGCTCGGCCAACGCGAGTACATCGCCGGGCTCGCCGAGGCCAAGAAGTCCATCGTCGACCTCGGTGGGGCGTCCAAGGTCGCGGCGGCCGGCTCCAAGGAGCTGCAGGCCGCCACCGACAAGGCCACCGCCGCGCAGAAGACCTTCGCCGACGCTGCCCGCCGGGCCGCGGCGGCCCAGCGCGAGCTGGAGGCCGCCGAGCGGTCGGTGATCCGCACCGAGGCCGAGCAGTCTGCGCTGGACAACAAGACGACCGCCGCGGCCGCCGCCAAGGCCAAGGCCCGCCGCGACGCCGCGGCCGCGGCCAAGGTCGACGCCGACGCCGCCGCGGCCGCCGCCGCCCGCGACGCTGCGGCCGCCAAGACCGACGCCGACGCGGTGGTCGCCGCGGAGGCCCGCAAGACCGCCGCGCGCGACGCCGGCCTCAAGCTGCTCAAGGTCGGGGTGCTCGGCGTCGCCGCGGCCACAGCAGTGGTCGGGGTCGGCTCGGTGAAGATGGCCACCGACTTCCAGACCCAGATGACCCGGCTCTATACCGCGGCCGGGGCGCCCAAGCAGGCCATCCTCGACAACGCCCAGGCGATCATCAAGATCGGGAACGACGTCGGGTTCTCCGGGGCCAAGATGGCCGAGGCCCTGTACCACCCGATCTCGGCCGGGCTCGACCTCGCGACCTCGCTCAACGTGGTCCGGGAGTCGGCCAAGGAAGCGCAGATTTCCGGCGCCACCCTCGACGACACCACCTACTCGCTGTCGTCGGTGATGAAGGCGTTCAACCAGCCCGCCGGCATGGCCGGCAAGACCATGGCCGAGCTCAACGCCATCGTCGGCGAGGGCGACATGCGCTTCCAGGACTTCAACGACTCGATCAAGAACTGGGCGCCGACCGCGGCCCAGATGGGCCTGTCGGTCACCTCGATGGGTGCCGGCATCGCCTACCTCACCGACCGCGGCAACGACGCCACTACCGCCGCCACCCGCCTGACCATGGGCCTGTCGATGATGACCACCCCGTCGGCGCAGGCGGCGAAGCTGCTCGAAAGCCTCGGGGTCGCCTCCTCGGACGTGACGGCCAGCTCCGACGCCATGAAGGAGGCGCTGCAGAAGGCGCACGTCACGCAGAACCAGCTGGCCAAGGACCTGCAGCAGCCCGACGGCCTCTACATCGCGCTCCACCACCTCAAGACCGCGCTCGAGCAGAACGGGGTGGCCGGCACCGAGGCCGACTCCGTGCTCGGGAAGATCTTCGGTGGCGGCCGCAGCGACAAGGCGATCCTGTCGCTGATGCAGAACCTCGACGGTCTGCACGAGAAGTTCATTCAGATCTCCGACAAGTCGACCACCCAGGCGTTCGAGCAGAACTGGGAGGACGCCCAGAAGACCTTCTCCTTCCAGGTGAAGGCGCTGGGCGCGGACCTCGAGAACGTCGGCATCAAGATCGGCACCGCGCTGCTGCCGGGGCTCACCTCGCTGGTCACCGGCATCCGCAACACGATCAAGTTCTTCCAGGACCACAAGGCCGCCGCCGAGGCGGTGGCGTGGGTGCTCGGCACCCTGCTGGTGGTGGCCATCGAGGCCCTGACCGTGGCCATGAGCGGCAAGCTGATCAAGGCGATCATGGCCGTCGGGCGGGCGCTGCTGGCCGTGACCTTGGAGAACCCGATCCTGCTGGTCATCACCCTGATCGCGATGGGTGCGCTGTTCATCATCACCCACTGGGAACAGGTCAAGACCTTCTTCATCGGCCTGTGGAACGGGATCGTCTCGGTCGCGCGGGCGGCCTGGGACTGGATCGTGAAGGTGGTCAGCGGCGCCGCGAGCGCCATCGCCAAGTTCTTTCAGCCGGTCACCGACGCCATTGTCGGCGCCTGGAACTGGATCAAGAATGCGGCGGCGACGGCTTGGAACTGGATTCTCGGAATCGTCAAGTTCGTTGTCGGCGGAATCATTCGGTTCTTTCAGCCGCTGGTGGATGCGATCCGTTCACACTGGGATGAGATCCGCCAGGTCACCGCCGTGGTGTGGGCGATCATCTCCGGCCTCATCAAGATCGTCTGGATTGGGATCAAGGCCGTTGTCGAGTTCGGGATCAAGATCGTCACCGACCTGGTGCTGTTCGGCTGGACGATGATCTCGGGTGCCGCCCGGATCGCCTGGGCAGTCATCTCCGGGGTCATCGAGGGCGCCTGGAACATCATCAAAGACGTTGTCGGCCTGGGTGTCGCCTTCATCTGGGGCATCCTGCAGAACGCCTGGATCGTCATCCGGACCGGGGTCGAGATCGCGTGGGCGGTGATCCTGACCATCCTGCGCGTGGCGTGGGACGCGATCGTCTTCGTCTTCGATCTCGCCCGCGACATCGTCATCGGCATCATCACGGTGTTCCTCGACATCATCACCGGGAACTGGGGCCGCGCCTGGACCGATATCAAGAACTTCCTCGTCAACATCTGGAATGACATCTGGGGCTTTCTCAGGTCCATCGGCGAGGATATCTGGCACGGCCTGGAAGACATTTTCACGTCGGCCTGGCACGGCATTGTCGATATCTTCACGAATTTGTGGAACAACCTTAAGAACATCTTCGTCAAGGGCGCCAACGTCGTCATCGACGTCGTGAACGGCTTCCTGGGCATCGTCAACAAGGTCGCTGGTGCGGTCGGGTTCAGCATCAACCTGCACATCGACAAGATCCCCGAGATGGAGGAGGGCGGGGTCATCCCCGTCCGGCTCATGGCCGCCGGCGGCAGCCTCGGTGACCTGTTCTCCGAGGTCGGCGCCGGGTTCATCACCAACGGCCCGCGCGCGATCGTCGGCGAGGGCAACCCCAACCACCCCGAGTTCGTCATCCCCACCGATCCGGCCTACCGGGGCCGCGCGCTCGGGCTGCTCGCCGACCTGATGGCCACGATGGGCGTCGGGCCGGGGTTCGCCACCGGTGGCGAGCTCCCCGCCGGCGGCGGCGTGCAGATGCTGGGCATCGGCGGGGTCCTCGGCGACATCTGGGGCGGCATCACCAACGTCGCCTCGACCGTCGGCGGCGCGGTGGTGCATGGGTTCGACGCCGCGTTCGACTGGGTCGGCAGCATCGCCCGCGACGGCGCGCGCAAGGTCATCGAGGGGATCTGGCCCAAGCTCGACGTGCCCGAGAACTCCTTCGCCGGGTTCGTCCCCGCCACGCTGAACTCCTGGCGGGACAAGGCCCTGAGCTGGGTCGAGGGCAAGTACAACGAGTCCCAGCAGGCCAAGCAGGCCCAGGGCGGGAACTGGGGGCCGGCGCTCACCGGCGCCGGCGGCACCGCCGCGGTGCACGCCTGGGTGATGACGGCGCTCGCGCTGATGGGGATGGGCCCCGAGTTCGCGCCCGGCATCGAGTCCCTGATCATGCACGAGTCCGGGGGCAACCCGAACGCGATCAACCTCTGGGACTCCAACGCGAAGGCCGGGCACCCCTCGCAAGGCCTGATGCAGACCATCCCGGGCACCTTCCACGCCTACGTGCTGCCCTCGCTGGCCGACCGGCCGATCACCGACCCGGTCGCCAACATCACCGCCGGCGTGCGCTACGCCCTGGCCAACTACGGGCCCGGGATGCTGCTGGCCGGTGGGCGGCACACCGCCGGGGGCGCCTATATGGGCTACGCGGCGGGCGGTCTGCTGCCGCTGCTGGCCGAGGCCCGCGCCAGCGGCGGGCCGGTCACCCCCGACAGCCCCTACATCGTCGGGGAGCGCGGCCCGGAGCTGTTCGTACCCTCCGGGCCGGGCACTGTCGTGGCCGCCGACCTGACCGCCGACCTGCTCGGCGGCGGCTCACCCCGCCCCGACGGCCCCGGACTGGGCGGCACCACGGTGGTCGTGGAGGCCGGCGCGTTCACCGTTTACGAATCCGGCGACCCGCGCCGCACCTACGAGGCGGCGATGCGGGGCATGGCCGACGCCGTGGCGCGGCGCTAAGAAGGGGGTTCGGTGCCAACGCCCGATGTGGTCATCACCCCGGTCATCCCGGCCGGGCCGAGCGTGAGCTTCGGCCTGGCCGGGGTCGCCAAGTCCGGGCAGTACATCACCGGCTCCTACACCTGGGTCGCGGTCGACCGGCCGCGGCGCAAGCCGTTCCTGGAGTGGACCTCCGACCAGCTCAAGCAGCTCGACCTGCCGCTGCTGCTCGACGGCGCCGACACCAACACCTCCATCGAGGACGCCGCGGCGATGGTGAACTCCTGGACCTCGCCCACCGAGTCCACCGGCCAGCCGCCGATCCTGGCGGTCTCCGGGCCGGTGGAGCTTCAAGGCGTGGGGATGTGGGCGCTGCAGACCCTGACCTGGGGCGACGCTGCGGTCATCCGCCGCTCCGACGGCGACCGCACCCAGCAGGACCTGAGTCTGCTGCTGCTCGAGTACGACCCGGTCGTCGCGCCGGACACCCCGTCGCCGACGCTGACCGCGCAGGTTGGCGCCGTGCTCGCGGTGCTCAACCAGTCCGGGCTGACCGTGCCGGGTCAGCTCACCGCCGCGCTGCAGCAGCTGCCCAGCCTGGCCGGGCAGCTCCCGGCCGGGGTCGCGGCCGAGCTGGCCACCCAGCTCTCGGCGTTCCTGGCCGTGGTGCCCACCACCGCCACCGACGCCGCCCGGGTGGTCAACGCCGCGCTGCCCCAGCTCGCGCAGGTGCTGCCGCTGCTGGCCGGGTCGCGGACCTACGTGGTGCGCGACGGCGACTCGCTGGCGCGCATCGCCGCCCGCGAGCTCGGCGACTACCGCAAGGCCGGGCTGATCGCCACGCTCAACGGCATCCGGGACCCGCGCTCCATCCGCCGCAACGACGTCCTGCAGCTGCCATGACCGCGCCCCTGTTCCAGACCCCGGCGCTCAACGCCTGCCGCCCGGACCTGATGACCGTGGAGGGCTTCGACAAGCCGGTCGGCGCGTTCGCCGGTGACCTGCTGGTTGCCTGCACCATGACCCGCTCGATGACTCAGGCCTCCACCATCGCGCTGACCTTCGCCGACCCGACCCGGCAGCTGATGACCTCGCCGCTGCTCAACCAGGCGGTCACGATCTCGGTGGGCTGCTACCCGGATCTGCGCTTCACGCTGGTGCAGGTGCAGAAGTCCAAGGACCAGATCACCGCCGGGTTCGAGGACGCGCTGATCAACAAGCTGCGCGGCATCAAGGGCCCGTGGTCGGTCGGGCCCGGCGCGATGGACCGGGTGGCGTTCGTGCGCCACATGCTCTACGACGTCGGCACCGAGATCGACGTGATCGGCCCGGCCGACGGCGCCACCCCGAAGTCGCTGGTGCCGCTGACCCGCGGCACCGCGCAGGACCCCAACGAGGACACCTGGGCGTGCATCACGCGGCTGGCCCAGGACGTCGGGTACCGGGCCTTCTCCGACGGGCACTCGATCTGGTTCGCCCCCGACGACTGGCTGATGAACCACCGGCCGCTGTTCCCGGTCGCGGAGTTCACCGACCTGTGCGACTACGTCGACTTCGACTACGACGCCGGCAAGCCGGTGTCCACCGCGACGATCTTCGGCTACTCCACGACCTGGTCGGGCCCGATCGGGGCGGGGCTGTACCTGTCGAACATGGCCGCCGCCAACGGCAGCACCTACCTGGTCTCGGAGATCAGCCGCGATCTGTTCCACACCCCGGTCACGGTCAAGGTCGTCGCCAACGGGCCCTCGCTGCCCGAGCCGACCCCCGACGACGCCGGCATCTGAATAGGGAGGTGCAGGCGTGGGCGTGCTCGACCACATCGGGTTCCTGGTCAACGGGGAGCGGCTGCCCCGCGCGCCGTTCTCCGGGCCGCAGTCCGCGGTCGTGGTCTCGGCCGACGCCACCGGGGTCCGGTTCGCGATCCCGAGCTTCCACGCCGACTGGGCGTTCGGCCCGGCCCGCTGGTCGCGCCCCAGCGCGGCCGACGGCTACCCGCCGGCGGGCACCCCGTGCCTGGTCGCGTTCGCCGGGGACGACCTGGCCGACCCGTGGATCGTCACGTTCGCCGGGTGGCCCGCCTGACTCTCGACAGCTGTCGATCTTGTAGCGAAACGCCGAATAATATTACTGCCGCGGCTATAACCGCAGCTCAGAGGGGGTGTTCGTGGCTCCTCCCCCGCACCTGCTCGTGCCGTTCCAGCTCGACGCCACCGGCGCGGCTGCCACCGTCGACCAGGGCTCGCTGCGCGAGATCGCCCAGTGCGTGCGCGTGCTGCTCAGCACGCCGGTCGGTAGCCGCATCGAGCAGTTCGACTACGGCATGCCCGACCTGACCTTCTCCGACGAGCGCGGCGCCAAGCTCGCGATCTCCCTGGCGCTGCGCAACTGGGAACCCCGCGCGGTCGGCGCCCAGCTCGCCGTGCAGGTCAACACCGACGGCACGGCCACCGTCGTCGCCCAGCTCCCCCCGACCGCTGGAGGCACGCGGTGACCACCCCAGCCCAGCCCGTGTCCAGCTCGGCCGGCTACCTGTCGTTCCCGGTCACCACCGACGCCGACACCCTCGCCACCCAGGCCCTGAGCTACCTCACCCAGCAGCTGCCCGGCTGGGTGCCCCGCGAGGGCCACCTCGAGGTGTGGATGATCCGGGCGTTCGCCCGGATGTGCGCCGAGACCGCGGCGGTGGCAGCGCAGGTGCCGCTGGGCATCTTCCAGTACTTCGGGACCGCGCTGCTGAACCTGCCGGCGCTGGCCGGATCGCAGGCGCAGTGCCAGTCCACGTGGACGCTCACCGACACCCTCGGGCACACCATCCCGGCCGGTACGACCGTCGGCTACCGCACCAGCCCCGACGGGCTGGTCCTGCTGCGCACCACCGCCGACGTGACCGTGCCCGCCGGGCAGTACCAGACCGCGATCGGTGGGGTCACCCTGCAGGCCGTCGTCGCGACCGCGGCCGCCAACGGGCTCGCGCCGGCCCAGCTGATCCCGGTCGACAACCTGTCGTTCGTGGCCACCATCGTGTCCACCACCACCACCGCCGGTGGGGCCGACCCGGAGGACCAGGCCGCCTACCTCGACCGGCTGGCCACCGAGCTGACGTTGCTCACGCCGCGCCCGATCCTGCCCGCCGACTTCGCCGCGCTGGCGCGCAACCAGCCCGCCGTCGCCCGCGCCACCGCGATCGACGGCTACAACCCGGCCGACGGGTCGCTCAACAACGCCCGCATGGTCACCGTCGCTGTCGTCGACGCCGAGGGCAACGCGCTCACCACCACCCAGCAGGACGCGGTCGCCGACGCGCTGGAGGCCCAACGTGAGGTGAACTTCGTGGTCAACGTCGTCGCCCCGACCTACACCGCGGTCAACGTGTCCGCGCAGGTCACCGCCCAGCCCGGGCAGTCGCTCACCGCGGTGACCGCGGCCTGCGCGGCCGCGCTGACCGACCTGCTGTCCCCGGCGAACTGGGGCGGCCCGGCCCCGGCGTGGACCAACACCTCGACGGTGCGCTACCTGACCGTCGGCGCGGTGCTCGCCGCCGTGCCCGGCGTCAGGTTCGTGTCCGGGCTGCAGCTGTCCGTCGGCGCCGGCGCGCTGCAACCGCAGGACGCGCAGCTGCCCGGCGCGGTCCCGCTCCCGACCCCCGGCACGATCAACGTCGTCGTGTCGCCGGCGACATGACCGCCCCGCCCGCCGTCACCGCCGCCGGACAGCTGCTCTACGACGAGCTCGGCCCGATCACCGCCGGGGACGAGCAGCTGGGCTATCCGCTACTGCGGTTCTGCGACGCCATCGCCGGGCGGCTGCTGCAGGCCGTCGACGACCTGTGCCGCGACACCGACGATGGCCCCGGCTGGTCGCAGCTGCTCGACCCGGACCGGGTGCCCACCGAGGGCATCACCTGGCTCGCGCAGTTCGTCGGCACCCAGATCGACCCGGCGGCGACCGAGGACGCCCAGCGCGCCCAGATCCTCGCCGAGTCCGGGTTCGCCCGCGGCACCCCCGCCGCGATCATCGCCGCCGCGCAGCGCTACCTCACCGGCGCCCAGACCATCCAGCTGGTCGAGCGCGACGCCAACGACCCGTACCTGCTGACCGTCGTGGTGTACGGCAGCCAGGTCGTCGGCCAGTCCTACGGCGACCTGTCCCACGAGTACGCCACCTATGCGCTGCTCGACGGTGCGTTCCCCACCTACGCCGACTTCGCCAGCGGCGCCGACGAGCTCGCGGTCGCGCTGGAGGCCGCCAAGCCCGCCGGGCTGGTGCTCAACCTGGTGGTCGGGGTCGGGCAGACCTACGCGCAGCTCTCGGCTGAGACGTGGGGCTCGACGTATTCGGCCACGACCAGCCACTACGGCACCTACTCGGCGATGACCTCGGCTCCGCCCGGCACCTGAGCCGCGCTCCCCACTCGGCCCCTCGCTTGCGATTGGAGGTGGTCGAGTGACCACCACGACGACCCGCCTCGGTCTCCAGGTCCCAACCGCGACCGACCCGAACAACGTGCCCGCCGACATGCTGCGGCTGGCCAACGCGCTCGACGCGGTCGCGGTCGTGTTCGCCGAAGGCACGCTGGCCGCGCGCCCGGCCGCCGCGATCCACGGCCGGCTCTACCTGGCCACCGACACCCAGGCCGTCTACTACGACACCGGCGCGGCGTGGGTGCAGCTCAACCTCAACATCGCCTCCACGTTCACCGCGAAGGGCGACCTGCTCGTCGCCTCCGGGGCCGGCGCGGCGACCCGGCTCGGGGTCGGCTCCAACGGGCAGGTGCTGCAGGCGCAGTCCGGCGCGACGAACGGGCTGCAGTGGGCCTCGGTGCTCGGGCTGCCGCTCGCGCTGACCGGTGCGGCGTCGGCCACCCGCTACGTCGGCGCCACCACCTCGGGCGCCCCGACGACCGGCACGTTCGCGGTCGGCGACTACGTGATCGCGCAGAACGGCCACGTCTGGATCTGCACCGGGGCCGGTACGCCTGGAACGTGGATCGACGCGGGCGCGTGGACCCTCGGGCTGCCGCTCGGCTTGACCGGTGCGACCGCCGCCACCCGCTACGTCGGGGGCACGACGTCGGGCGCCCCGACCACCGGCACGTTCGCCAAGGGCGACTTCGTCATCGACCAGACCGGCAACGTGTGGATCTGCACCGTCGCCGGCACCCCGGGCACCTGGGTCTCCCCCGGGCAGCGACGCTACGTCGGGCGTGGGCTACGCAGCAGCGGCAACAAGGGATCGATCGCCGCGTCGGTGCACAGCAAGTTCTTCGAGTTCAGCTTCCCCGCCGTCGCGGGCCGCATCTACCAGGTCGGCTCCCTGTTCGGCGCCTGGGGCGACGCGGCAAGCCAGTCCATCGCGAACTACTACCTCACCTACACCACCGACGGCACCGCACCCGACCGCGACAACGGCGGGAACGTGCTCGGCACATCGATCTCGCTGTCGCACCAGCCCGGCTACCTGCCGCCCTCTGGCACCCCGATCGGCATCCCGCTGTCGGGGTGGCTGACCGTCGCCAGCTCCGTCACCGTGCGCTGCCTGATCAGCATGATCGGCGCCGGGTCGTCGACGTTCGGCATGGTCGGCTCCTCCGACGAGCCCGCCCAGATCTGGGCCGAGGACTGGGGCATCGACCCCGGCCTCACCGGCAACATCAACTACTAGCCCACCACCCCTGCCTCACACACCGACTCAGGGGGGAGGGCCGCGGTGCTGCTGCCCAAGCGCCTCGCACAGGCGATCATCGTGCTGGTCAGCCTCGTGTGGGCCTGCAACTTCGGGCTGCAGTTCCTGCCGGGCCTGGAGTGGAAGCCCGACGTCACCATCAACGGGATCTTCATGGGCGTCGTCGGCGGCGCGCTCGCGCTCTCGCGTAAGGGCCACAAGGACGACGACGACCCCGACGACTCCCCCGAGCGCCCGCCACCCGAGCCGCCGGACGACCACCCCTGGGGCGGCCAGGGCCCGTGGAGAACACCGACGGGCCCCACCGGCCGCCACCACCGCCCGACCGACCGGGGAGGGGGGAATCGATGAGCGCCTACACGCAGGCCGCGCTCGAGTGGTCGGCCACGGGCGTCGTGATCGGGTTCGTGGCCGGGTTCCTCGTCCGGGGTGTGGCGCTCAAGCGCGACCCGCACGCCGACGGCCCGCCCCCGACCCGGGCGACCCGGTTCCGCCGCGGGCTCAACGCGAGCGCCGGGACGATCCTCGGGCTGCTGCTGCTCGCGCTGGGCGTCTACACCGGCTGGCAGGGCTACTCCTCCAGCCGCGACCTACGCAACCTCGCCGCCTGCGAGGCGCAGGCGAGCAAGCAGTTCGAGGCCGCGCTCACCCAACGCTCCGAGGCCTCCCGCGCGCTCAACGACGCGCAACGCACCTTCCTGCGGTCGCTGTCTTCCACGCCGCCGAACTCGCCGGAGCGCCCCGACGCCATGCGCACCTACCTCGCCGCCCTCGACACGCTGGACGCCGCCCAGCAGGCGAACCCACTCGTGGTGCGCGACTGCGGAGGTGAGTGACCGGATGCCCGCCATAGTGAGTCGCGCTCGTACCCGGCTGGTCTCGCTGTCCCGGTTCGGGCTGCGCGCGTTCGTCGGGGTGTGCGTGCTCGTCGCCGCCATCGCCCTGACCGTCGCTGTCGCGACCTCGAACCACAGCACCGCGAAGGCCACCGCGGAGAAGGACCACGCCGTGCAGCAGCGCGACGCGACCGCGCAGCAGGCCTCCGGGCTGGCCGACCAGGTCACCGCGGCGTGCGCGGCCGGCGGTCAGACCGCCGACCAGCTGCGCGCGATCGGGGCCTGCCAGCAGGCCGCCGCGGTCAAGGCCAGCCCCGCCGTCATCGTCGGCCCGCAGGGCCCCGGGCCCGACCCGGCGCAGATCTCCGCCGCGGTCGCGGCCTACCTGGCCGCGCACCCGCCGCCCGCCGGGCGGGCGCCCACCACCGCCGAGATCACCACCGCGGTCGCCGACTACCTGACCAGCCACCCGCCCGCGCCCGGGCGCGCCCCGACGGCCGCGGAGATCGCCGCGGCGGTGAGCACCTACCTGGCTGACCACCCGCCCGCGCCCGGCAAGAACGGCGAGCCCGGCCCCGGCCCCACGCAGGCCCAGATCGCCGCCGCGGTCGCCGACTACATGGCCGCCCACCCGCCGCCCGCCTGCCCGCCGGGTGACCACGTCGGGCGGGTGACCTACGCGGACGGGCAGGTGGGTGACGGGTGCGTGGTCGACGACCAGCCATCCGCCTCACCCACCCAGTCGCCCACGACACCCGCGCCACCCACCTCGACCCCACCCGCGGTCACAACCACCGCGGCCCCGGGTGACGGGACCTTGCTCGGCAACTGAGCACCCACCCGCCGCCCGTTTCCCCACACCCCACCCAGGAGGCATCCCGAATGCTCATCCGCGCCCTGCTCGCAACGACCATGGCCACCGCGCTGACCCTGCCGGTCGCGGTCGCCGCCGCCGCGACCCCGGCCCCGGCGGCCGACATCACCCCGGCCCCGGCCGGCGACGCGTGCTCGCTGCTGACCGCCGAGACCATCGCCGCGGCGCGCACAGTGGACCCGCTGCGCTCGCTGCTGCCCGCCGACCTGCCCAACGCCGCGGCGCTCGCGAGCGCCCGCAAGGCCATCGGCTGTGACGCCGGCCCGGTCGACATCGCGACGGTCAAGCTGCGCGTGTGTGCGGCGATGACCGTCGAGGGCATCGCCCAGCTCGGCCTCGACGCCCCGGTCGTCGACGAGCTGACCGGCAAGCTCGACGCCGCGCGCACCCTCGCCGGCTGCACCCCGCTCACCCCGCCCACGACGGCGGCGCCCACGACCGCGCCCACCGCCCTGCCGCCGCTGAGCACCCTCCCGCCTCTGCCGCCCGCGCCGCCCAGCACCGGCCAGGTCGCCGAGATCCCGGTCGGCGCCGCCGACACCGGCGCGGCGTGAAGCTGCCCCGGCTGGCCGGGGTCGCGGTGCTCGCGGTGCTCACGGTGCTCGCCGGGTGCGGCCACGCCGCCGCCCCGGCGCCCGCGGGGCCCGCGCCCGCGTCGGCGCCCACGCTCGCCCTGGGCCAGATCTATCCGACCGTCGTGGACATCCCCGCGATCGGGGTGCACTCCACGCTGATCCAGACCGGGCTCAACCCCGACCACACCGTCGAGGTGCCACCGCTGGACCACCCCGAACAGGCGTCGTGGTTCCGCTACTCCCCCGCGCCGGGCCAGCCCGGCCCGGCGGTGCTGCTCGGCCACGTCAACGCCCACGGCACCCCCGGCGTGTTCGCCCGCCTGCACGAGCTGCGCGCCGGCGACGAGGTCAACATCAGCCGGGTCAACGGCGACCGGCTGGTCTTCACGGTCGTCCGCGTCGAGACCTACCCGAAGAACGCGTTCCCGACCGCGGCGGTCTACGGCGACACCCCGCAGCCCCAGCTGCGGCTGATCACCTGCGGTGGCCCGCTGGACGTGTCCCACCACAGCTACCTCGACAACGTCGTCGTCTACGCCACCGCGGGCCCCACCACCAGGGAGGGAACGTGACGATCTTCGGACCGGACCTGTCGCACTACCAGGACGGCGTGGACCTCGCCCGGGTCGCCGCCGAGGGCCACGTGTTCGTCATCGGCAAGGTCAGCCAGGGTTCCGGCTCCCGGGACCCGCTGTGGCCGCGATGGCGCGACGGGGCCCGCGAGCACGGCCTGCTGCTCGCCGGCTACCACTACATCGACACCTCCGACCCGGCCCGGCAGGCCGCGAACTGTGCGGGCTGGGTCGGCGACCGCTCGATCCCGCTCGCCCTGGACTGGGAGCAAGGCGGCGGCAACTGGGCCAACTTCCTCGCCGTGCTCGCCGCGTTCCGCGCGGCAGGGCTGCACGTCGCCCTCGCGTACTGCCCACGCTGGTACTGGCAGCAGCAGGGCTCCCCGGACATGAGCAAGGCCGGGCTGCCGCTGTGGAGCTCGCGCTACCCCACCACCCAGCCCGGCGCCCCAGCCGCGCTCTACCGGGCCGTCACCGACGCCCACTGGGCCGGCTACGGCGGCCTGCCGGTCGGGCTCCTGCAGTTCTCCGAGGCCGCGCAGATCGCCGGACACACCACCGACTGCTCCGCCTTCAACGGCACCCGCGACCAGCTCGCCGCGCTGCTCGGCGGCGGCCCCCCCTCCGACCTCAGCAAGGAGAACGACGTCGTGATCACTCCCCTGCCGGTCACCTACTTCCCCGACGGCCGGTTCCGCATCGCCGCCAAGGTCGAGACCGACCAGATCGGGTCCGCCCTGTTCAAGCACATGTGGATCTCCTACAGCGCGCTGTGGGGCGATGCGACCGTCGCGGTCACCCCGCTCGCCGGTGACGGATCGGTGCTACCGGGCGGGATCGGCAGCCCCGCCCAGCCCGTGCCGATCAAGAACAACATCCACCAGTCCTACGACGTCCCGGTCAAGGCGACGACCGTGACGCTGGAGGGCAAGGTCGCGCACCCCGGCGACACCGAGGTCGCCGCGTTCCTGCTCGCCAAGCCGATCTGATGAGCGGCCCGCTCCCCGACGTCACCGAGGGCCAGCACCGCCTCGGTGACATCGTCGGTGGCGGCGTGTCCGAGCCGGTGTTGATCTCCCACGCGGTCAGCTGGGTCGCGTGGCTGCTCACCACCGCCGGATGGATCGCCATGCCGAACCAGCAGACGCTCAACAGCATCGGCACCGTCGTGGCCGGCGTGCTGACCGTGGGCTGCGCGGTCATCGCCCGCTCGCGGGTGTCGCCGATCGGGCGGATCACCTGGGACGCGGTGCGCGGCACCATCCGCGCGATGGTCTACGAGGAGATCGACCGGCTCGCCGCGGCCGCCCCGACGATCACCGCCGCCCAGCCGGCCGACCAGGACCCGGCGCCCGACGCCGAGCCGGTGACCGAGGCGATGCCGGTGGTGCCACCGTCCCCGACCGGCACCACCGCCATCCCGACGGTGCCGCAGCAGCGTTCGTTCTGATGGTCAGGTCACCCCACATGACCGACCAGACCAGAGACCGCGAAGAAGCGGCGTACCTGCGCGCCCGCGCCGAGGAGGCCGAGCACCTGGCCGCCATGACGCACGCGCGCAACATCGAGCTCGCGCAGCAGAACGACCGGCTGCACGCCGAGATCGACGAGCTGCAGGCCCAGAACCAGGCGCTGAGGCTCGTGGTGGCCACCGCCCGGCACCTGCGCGGCAACCCGCCCCCGCCGCAGCCGCCACCGCTGCCCGAGGACGAGCAGGCCAACGCCGCCGCGGCCACCCAGAAGCTGAGCGCCGTCGTGCCGTCCCCGCGCCGCGCCCCCGACCACGACATCGGGGCACCGACACACCGCAGCTCAGGAGGTGTCTACCGATGGCGGCGCTGATCAAGGACTTCTACATCGAACAGGACGCGGACTGGCCCGGGATGGCGTTCTCCATCGTCGACGCGTTCGACCAGCCCAAGCCGCTGGACAACTCGACCATGGTGGCGTCCGGGTTCATCGGGCACCTCAACTCCACGCCGCTGTTCGTCTGGTCCAACCACCCCGCCGACGACTCGGTGGGCCTGGTCGTGTTCGAGAACGACCTGTTCATCCCGCAGGTCAGCGCCGCGCAGAACCGGCTGTGGTCCTTCGCCAACGCGCCCTACCAGCTCTACCTGTTCGACCCGGCCGGCCCGCCGGGTGACCAGAAGATCCGGGTCGGTCGCGGCACGGTCTACCTCGACCGCGCCCTCGGATAGCCCCCACCCCACCGCTTCGCCCCCGCCCGTTCCGGGCCCGGGGCCGCCTCGTCATGCCCCGAGGAAGGAACCACGCATGAGCAGCCCCGGCACCACAGCCGACCCGCCGCCTGGCTTCACCCCACCCACCGACGAGCAAGTCGCCGCGATCGCCGCGCTCAACGCCGGTCACATCGGCACCTGCATCGGGTGCGGTCAGACCGACGACCACCCGCACCACCGCGTCGCCCTCCCCGGCGGGGAGGAGGTCGTCTGGCACAACGACTGCCACGCCCGCGCCAACCCGCCGTGTCCGATCTGCACAGCGGTCACCGATTCCCACGGCGACACGCTCAAGGGCGAAGCGCTGCGCGCGTTCATCGTCGCCGCCGACCCCGGCGACGCGACTGCCCAGCAGCTCAACGAGGAAGCGGCCACGACCGCGAACGGGGTGAGCTGACATGTCCGGCATTCCGCAGAGCATGGAAGTCCTCCTGCTCAAGTTCTGGACCGGCCAGGCGGCGACCGCGCTGACCGGCCCGCTCAAGCAGAAGCTGGTCACCACGGCCAGCACCGACACCGCGCAGGGCACCGAGGTCGCCAACGCCGGCGGCAGCGCCTACGCCGAACAGACCGTCGCGTTCGGCGCCCCCACCGCGGGCACACCGAGCACGGCGGCCAACTCGGGCGCGGTGAGCTACACCAACATGCCGGCCACCACCGTCGTCGGCGTCGACGTCCACGACAGCGCAGGCACACCGCAGCGGGCACTGTTCGCCGCACTCTCGGCCAACAAGACGACTGGCCTGGGCGACACGCTGTCGTTCGCCGCCGGGTCGATCGTCGCCAGCCTGCAGTAGGGCAATGGGTTCGAGGGGGTGGGCGGTGGTTTCCGTGCTCACACTGCTCGCCCCCTGCCCCGTCTGCCGGGCGGGCTGACCGATGTCGCTGCGGCTGTACTGGACCAACGTCGCCCCCGGCGTCACCCCCGGGTTCAAGGGCCCGAACTGGGACAGCACCACGAACGCCGTGCAGAAGGCGCTCGGTGCGAAGGGCGGCGCCAACGCCTCAGTGGTGGTGTCGGAGACCTCCGCCAGCAGCACGTGGGACATGCCCCATGGCGCGTGGATCTCCGATCCGTTCCTGCGGAACGCGACGATCGCCAGCACCGAGACCCTGGCCGCGACGATGGGCCGCACCGCGTCCAACACCTCGTCGTTCGTGTCGGTCATCTACGTCTACATCCTCAAACCGGACGGCACCGTTCGGGGCGCGCTGTGGGACAAGGTCGGCTCCGCGCAGTGGGGCACCAACGCCGGTAACGGCGGCTGGGGCGCCGGGGTGGTCACCGGCCTGTCGGTGCTGGCCGGGGACCGGCTCGTCGTCGAGGCCGGCGTCCGAGCGATCAACACCACCACGGCCAGCCGCAGCGCCACGATGTGGTACGGCGGCACCGGCGCCGACTTCGACATCACCGCCGGCGACACCGCGGTCACGACCAAGGTCGGCTGGATCGAGCTGACCGGGGCGGGCCTGGAGTCGCTGTGGACCGCCGTGGATGCCGGAACCGCTACCGCGGACGGCGCTGCGGCCACCAGCGCCGACGGGGCCGTGACCGCCGCGGCCGCGGCGACGGCGGCCGCCACCGCAGCAACCACCGCGGCAGCGACCGCCACCGCAGCCGCGACCGCCACCGCCGCGGCCGCCGCCACCACCTCGGCCGGGGCGGTGGCCACCGCGCTCCCGGCCGCGGCCGCGGCCGGTGCGGGTGCGACCTCGGCGGGTGCCGAGCTTGTCGCGCCCGCCGCCGCCCAGGCCGCCGCCCAGGCCTCGACCGGCGCCGCACCCGTGATGACCGCCCCGGCTGCGGCCACCGCCGCGGGTGCGGGTGCCGTGAGCGCGACCGGGTGGGTGACCACCCAGGCCGCCGCCACCGCGGCGGGATCTGCGCAGGTCAGCGCCTCACCCACCGTCACCCGGGCGGCGGGTGCGACCGCGGACGGCACCGCGGGTGTGTCCGCGGGCGGGAGCACCACCGCACCCGCCACCGCGACCGCCGCGGGTGCCGGCGCCGTGGGTGTCACGGCGCTGCTCACCCGGCCCGCCACCGCCCAGGCCGACGCCGCGGCGACCACGACCGCGGGCGCCACCCAGACCGCCCCCGGCGCCGCCACCGCCGCGGGTGCCGGATCGACCACCGCCACCGGGGTCGCCACCGCGGCCGGCACGGCCACCGCCGACGCCGCGGCCACCACCTCGGCGGGTGCGACCCCGACGCTGCAGGCCGCGGCCAGCGCTGACGGCCACGGCGCCACCTCGAGCACGGCACAGCGGACCGCGGTCGCCGCCGCGGTCGCCGCCGCGCTCGCCCAGACCACTGCGACAGCGGTAGCCACGAGCACCGCATCGGCTACCTCGGCGGGTGTCGCGGCGGTCTCCGCGTCTGCAACCCCGGTTGCGGACGGATCGACCGTTGCCGCCGGGGTCGGCACGGCCAGCGCCTCCGGAGTGGTTGTGGGGGCTGCCTCGGCGGCGCTGGCCGCTGCTGGTGGGGTCGTCGCGGCCGGGGCGGTCACCGCGCCCGGCTCGACGACCGCCGCCGCCTCTGCGACCACCACGGCGGGCGGGGTCGCCGTGGTGGCCGGTGCCGCGACCGCGGCCGCGCTCGGATCGGTCACCGCCGCGGCGGTGACCGTCCCGGACGGCGCCGCGCTGGCCGCCGGGTCCGGCGCCACCAGCGCGAGCGCCGAGCTGCACGCGGTCGCCGCCGCGCGCGCCGACGCCATCGCCGACACCACCGCCACCGTCGGGGGCCTGGTCACCGCCGCGGCCACCGCGGCCGGGGGCGCCGCAACCGGGGCCGACGGGGCTGTCACCGCGCCGGCAGCTGCGCGCGCCGACGCCGCGGCCACCACTTCGGCGGCCGGGCTTGCGACCTCGGCGGCCGGCGCGCTCGCGGCTGCGGC